ACTTTCACCTTCGTTTTCATCTACACTTTCACCTTCGTTTTCATCTACACTTTCACCTTCGTTTTCATCTACACTTTCACCTTCGTTTTCATCTACACTTTCTTTGTCGCCTTCACCTTCACTTTCACCTTCTTTGTCGCCTTCACCTTCACCTTCGCCTTCGTTTTCTTTGTCACTTTCACCTTCGTTTTCATCTACACTTTCACCTTCGTTTTCATCTACACTTTCACCTTCGCTTTCATCTACACTTACACCTTCGCTTTCACCTACACTTACACCTTCGCTTTCACCTTCGCTTTCATCTACACTTTCACCTTCGTTTTCATCTACACTTTCACCTTCGCTTTCACCTTCGCTTTCACCTTCGCTTTCGCCTTCGCTTTCACCTTCGCCTTCTTTGTCACCTTCACCTTCACCTTCACTTTCATCTTCGCTTTCTTTGTCACCTTCGCTTTCACCTTCACCTTCACCTTCACCTTCACCTTCGCTTTCGCTTTCTTTGTCACCTTCGCTTTCACCTTCACCTTCACCTTCGCTTTCGCTTTCACTTTCGCTTTCGCCTTCGCTTTCTTCAAGTTGTTCTTCAATGTGTTTAAGGCGACTTTGTTCTTCGCTGTCTTCAAGGTTTTCATTTTGTTCTTGATCTGTATCAGTATCGTCGCTTGAATTTACATGTTCAGTTTGGACATCTTTAGTTTCTTTTTTATTTTTGGGTAAGTCATTTGTTAAAAGGCTCTTTTCTGGGTCTTCTTCATTATTTGAAACAAAAAAACTATATAGAAAATCAACAACTGTATCCATATTTTTATATTCTTTATACAGAAAAGATAAATGAAAAAATAACGTAATTATGAATGCGAACAATGTTCTGAGAATATATTATTCCATAAAAGTGGTACTAGATCGCTTCTATTTGGATAATATTTATCAAATATTTTTCTATAATACATTTCTTCTTTTGTTTTTGGTAAAGTATTTATATTTGTATTTTCTTTTGTAATTTTCTTTATGTACGAATTATATTCATATGTACCTACATAATTTTCCATATAATTAAATAACTTATTTTCAAAGTTTTTCAAAAAATTACATATACACCTAGACGATCTCCAAAGGATAGAATCTGGTAAAAATAATTTATCGTGATCGAAAGATCTTCTAATAATATATTTTTCGATTGGCGCTTCCGTATCTTTGTATGATTGCCATCTTTTTAATTTCGGATGTAAACTTAATATATATTCAACTAATTTTTTATCTAAAAATGGATAACGAACTTCTAAGGAAAATGTAGATGACATTCTATCGCTTCTTAATACATCAAAATTACATAAATTATCTAATAACTCAACGCTTTTAAGTTGGAATGTACTATCATCTAAATTTTTAAATTCATTATAACCACAAAACTCATCTAATCCGTCACCTGATAATAAAACTTTTATATTCGTCTTTTCTGATATATATTTAAAAAGGTAATAATATGGGATGGCTTCTCTTATTGTCTCTGGATCAAATGTTTCTAGACGATAAATAATTTTATCTATATCATTTATAATAATATCCAAGTCATTTATATAAATTATATGGTGTATTATATTCACATTTGGATAATGTTCTTTTAAAAATTTTACAAATTCTTTTGCATATTGAACATCTATATTATCATTGTCACTAATTCCTAGAGTATCACCGATTGTAAATAATTCTAATTTAGTAGTATCTGGGTTTGTATTCAAATAACCTGCAATAATACTAGTGATAATGGAACTGTCAAATCCTCCAGATAATAAAATACCTATTTCGGCGTCTGTTGTATTATATTTATTTATGACAGAATCACTTATAATATTCTGAATATTATTGTATACCGTTAATAAGGTATCTGGATCTGTTTTATTTACTGTACAATTTTCTAGATTTTTATATTTATCTAAACTATAATATTTAATAAAATTATTTGGATTTTGCAATGACCAATATGTACCAGGTGGGACTTGGGTAATTGTATAATTAAGATCTTGAAAAATATTTTTTGGTATAGCTTTTATTTCTGACACAAATAAATGTATATTTTTATTAGTAGCATAATATAATGGTTTTACCCCAAGAAAGTCTCTTGCTATAAATGCGTTTATTTTTTTGAGTTCAAATGAATTTACATTTTCAGTTAATACTATTGCATAATCTCCTTCTAAATCGTGTAACATTTTAACAAATGCTTGCTCTGCTGTAAATTCAAAATATTTTATATACAACGGCAATATTACTTCACAGTCAGAATTCGATTGAAGATCTTTATCCGTAAAATTATTTTTTGAAATTAATTCCTTATAATTATATATCTCTCCATTACACATCATTTTTCTATGCGGACGAAGCCTTAATTCTGGATAACTAAATATTTTATGCTGAATCGGGTCTTCAAATGGTTGTATTGCATCATAACTGGTGTCATTAATAGCAGATCGTTGATATCCATATAAAAATGTTAATTGTCTATAATTTTTAATTTCAGATCTAGATAAAATTGCATTTATCTTTTGTGCATGATGAGCCGGTATACCATTTATATTAATAGTTGTTTCGTGAAAAAAAGAGGTGTTATCAGTACCTCTACTAGCCATATTTGAAAACGAATTAATAAAATCTTTATTAATAGAGAATTTATCATATATCATAAATAATATGCCTCCCATACTCTTTACTTTACTTGTTAATTTAAAAAATTAAATTAAAAAATAGTTTTTTACTTACACTTGATTAATATGAATTATTTTTAATAACATTATATACTTCATCAAACTTTTGATAAATCTTTTGTTTATCTCTTGTATTAATGCGTTTTAATTTAAGTTTAAGCTTAATTAATTCATGAAAAGATTCTTTCAACTCATTTATATCTGATAATTTACTATTGTTTTTAATAATAAATACTATAATTTCTTCATTTATAATCTTCTCATTTGAGTTATTAAAAATCGTTTTAGTAGATACAGGCTTTTTAGCCGCGCATTTAGATTGAATTTCAGATTCTTCACTTTGAGCGCCTTCGGTGCTTGTAGATTTAATATCTAAGAAAAAATTCTTATCATCATCATTATATTTTAAAACAAAAATCTTTTCAATAATACCAGATGTAACGTTCCATTTGATATATTTATATTTCAATGATTTATTTTTATATGAATCAATTAAAATTTTACATAATTCTTCTATCTTTGTTGTACCAATTGAAGGATCTATTAATTTTGCATGAACCAAGTATTTCTGTACAAAATACTCTGAAAAACATTCAAGTCTTTCTATTTTTTCATTTTCTAGTAAGACACTCCACTTTTTAAAATATTTTCCAATATATTTTATTAGTTTAACATCAGGTAATTTAAGACTTTGATTATATAAAAATTCGCTTAAAGAATATTTTAACTCATTTGTAATATTATTAATATAACGGATGCTATTTGCAATATTTTCTTTATTTGAAACAAATTCTTCTAAATGAATATTATAATCTTCAATAACACCAGTGTTTATTTTTAGAAAATTTGTTTTAATTTCATTTATAGGAATTTCTACATTTATTTTAGAATATAAATATGTATGAATATTTAATCCGGTTTCCATTACCAATATCGAGATATTGTTTATTATAATTTTAAACTTTTCTTTAATTTTCTTAGTCTTAATTGAAAATGCTTTGTATTCTTGCAAATATGAAACTGACTCGTCAAATATATTTTGCTGCGAATCTGTAAATATATTAGTATGAATATTTTCAAAATATAAATCTAATTGTGATGAATTTTTAACATGTTCGTGATATTTACACTTGTTTATAAGTTTATCATAAATGTCCTTATATAATTTACCATTATCTTGTTGATTATTAATCCAATTATTACGATTTTCTATTACAGCAACGCCGTCAGCTCCTTCGTCGCCAACGTCTATATATGGGCATATTCCATAATTATCTAAAATATCTTTATGAAAAAATATAAATCCAGGAATATGTAGGTTTGTTTTATTAAAAAGCTGGGTTTCAATTGTAGTATATCTATCTTCAATTTCTTTAATTTTTTCAAATTCTTCCTTTGCCTTTTCACGTTTATCCTTAATTTCAGTTAATAATTCTATACTATTTGGTTTATTTTTTAATCTCGTATATTCCATTGAGTCTGTGGTTCTACTTATTTTTTTATATTCATTGTTTTTTCTAGTATCCTTTAGTTGTAAAGTCAAATTTTGTAATTCTATTATCTTTTCATCCTTTAACTCCTTAAATTCTTTATTATTTATTAAATCTTGAATTTCATTTTTTAAAATTCTAATCTTTTGCTGTATTAAAGACACGTTAATTATAGATCGTGGTACTATTTTTTTACTAATCACAGAGTTATTCATATGTAAAATAAATGAAATATGTATTATATATATTTCATTTATTTTTAAGTTACATTTCATTAAGTTAAAAATAAATGAAATATATATATATATATAAGAATAATTATGACATCAAGGATAGATTGGAATTCATATTTTATGGAAATATGCCAAATAGTAAAGTTAAGATCTCCTGATTACACAAAAGTTGGCGCAGTACTTGTATCATTAAAAGATCATAGGATTATTTCATCTGGATATAATTCTGTTAAAAGCGGTCTAGATGATTCAAAAATTGATTGGGATGATAGAGAATTTATTAAACACGCTGTCATCCACGCAGAGATGAATGCTTTATTGTATGCAAAAAGTAATTTTGAAGATGCGATCTTGTATACAACAATGAGTCCATGTACAGCATGTATTAAATTATTAAGCGCAACCAAAGTCAAAAAGATCATATATAAAGATGAATATAGAGACTTTGAATTAGTAAAAGATCTTTGTAAATTTTTTGATATAGAACTTGAGAGAATTGAATTTGAAGTTTAGCGTTTGCTCTTAAAAAATTATTTCTAAGATTACAAGAAGAATGATATCTGATAAATTATTTATAAATTTAAGAATTTTAAGTAAAATTCCTAAAAATGGTAAAATATCGAGAAGTAGTGATGGTATAGTATCAATTGAGAATGATAACACATATAGGTCAAAGTTACACCAGGCTATTAGGAGATTTTTTACCAATGATTCAAGAAAACAATCAGTATTTGAAATAAATAGTATAATAAACGAATGTATAGAATATTTAACGACATTATCAAATTCAAAATATATGAATGAGAATATTTGGAAAAATGAATCTGACTCCATGTCAAATTCTCGCGAACAATATAAGCGCATTTGTGAAGAAATGAGTTTAGTTTTAATTGAACTTAATTCTGCAAAGGTTGGTATAGAGAACCTCAAATTTACATATGCGAATGATGTGAATATAGCATCTCAACTAGATGTGATTATTTTAAAGATACAAGGTGCATATAAGGATATGACAACAAAGTTAAATTTTTTTAGGTGTTTTATACCAAATTCGCAAATCGCATTAATTATGGAAGAAATGAGTTAGTTACAATTATTATATAAATTTTTTTTAAAGAGTATTTATATAAATATAAATGGCGTCAGATGAATTTTATGATTACAATTATGATAAGCAGATGATAGATAATCCAATACCAATTTTACAACAATCAATTAGCAAAGATGTTACAACTAACGCATTTTTAACTGGTATAGATAAACCTGAATATAAAATACCCTTAGGACGTAAATTAAATAATTTTGGTAAAGAATTAACAAATAACATAAATACACAAGAACTACAAAATACACAAGAACTACAAGAACTTCCAAAAAATAAAATAAGTTTATCTAATCTAAATACTAATTTTTCTGTAAATATGATAGAATGCATGGACGACTTATTAAATAAACCAGAAGATATAAGTTGGAGTGATTATATAAAGGAGGGGTTTAAGAAAAGGGAAAGACTATTATATATTGGAATATTGATAATAATGATTTTTATATTGGGATTGCTGACTATTAATTGAGTAATTTATTGTTGCGCGTATAACATTTAAATACTTTTTACCAAATTATTTAAATTTAATATGAATGCTGATCTAAAAGCATTAATTGGAAGTAATATTAATAATTATTTAATAACAAAATATATTAATTCTGGATCTTTTGGTCATGTTTTTGAAGCTAAAAATGAAAAAACAAAAGAATTAGTTGCATTAAAAATTCCGATAAAAGAAAAAAATGGCGAAAAATGGCTTTTAGAGGAAGCTAAGGTATATAAAATTCTTAATTCAAAAAAAAAAGAAGGTGTAGATATTGGTATATCAAAAATGAATGTTATTAAAAATAAAAATAATAATATTATAGTCATGGATTTATTAGGTGATTCACTTGAAAAATTATTAGTAAAACGTAAACGTTTCAAATTAAAAACGGTCATATTATTAGCTATCCAGATGATTAATGTTATGAAATATATTCATACATGTGGTTATATACATAGAGATATTAAACCAGATAATTTTGTTATAGGTAAAAATAATTCTAATAAATTGTATTGTATTGATTTTGGGTTAGCTAAAAGTTATATTAAAAAAGATATAAATCAACATGTTGATTTTAAAGATGGTAATAAATTTTGCGGAACTGCAAGATATGCAAGTATAAGCGCTCATATAGGACATGAACAAAGTAGAAAAGATGATTTAGAGGCTATAGGTTATATTTTAATATACCTCTACAACGGGAATCTTCCCTGGCAGGGGATTAAGCACAAGGATAAAAAAGAAAAATATCGACTGATATGTGAAAAGAAAGAGAAAATATCAGATGAAGATTTATGTAAACACTTACCTAAAGAGTTTTTAGTATATTTAAAATATGTAAGAAATCTTGATTTTAATGAAAAACCATATTATAGTGCACTTTCTAGGATGTTTCAAAAATTATATGATTCTAAAAATTATGAGAATGATGATTTATTTTAATTAAAACTATTTTTAAATACGTTTATTATTTAAAAACAAATTATTTAAATGTTATAACCACTTACATCAAAAATGATAGAAGAAATTAAAGATGATACTAATTGTATTGTCAAAGCATTTGAAAACAATCCAATTTCAATTTTACATGAAGAAAATAATGGTAAAAAGATATATTTTTTTAAATCATCTGATATCGGAAAGGCTTTAGATTTAAAAAATATTGCTGTTTCAATTCAGTGTTACGATGAAGATGAGCGTGTTATAAGGAAAGCTTATGACACGACAAAACGATTACAAGACACGACATTTTTAACAAGTCAAGGTGTTTATCGTTTACTTTATAACTCTAAAAAAGAAGTAGCTAAGAAATTTAGAAAATGGGCAGGAAATATTTTAGACGATATAATATTTAATGAATCTATAGAATTAAAGAAACAACTTGAAGAGAAAGAAAAACAACATCAAATAGAATTACAAGAAAAAAATAATAATATAGAATCCCAACAATTATTAATAAAAAAAAAAGATAAAGAATTAAAACAAATGGCTAAAAAGATTTCTTTAGATTGGTTATATATAGCAGTAACAGATAATATTGATGGTGTTTCTAAAATTGGAATAGCTGAAGAAATTTTAAAGAGAATTGATGGACATTTAACTAGTAATCCAGGATTCAAGTATATATTTACATATCAATCTAAAAATAATAAATTGATAGAAAAATGTATAAAAGCATTATTAGAACCATTTCTTACTAATAAATCAGAATGGTTTAATATAGATTCGCGCGATCTTATTTTTATAGTAAAATTTTTTATAGAGTTATTTGATAAGAATAATGGCAGCGAAGATCCGAAATTAATAGTTGATTTTATAAAAAATATTTCTAAAAAAGAAATAGAACAAGAATATATATCAAATGATTTGTATAATAAATTTTTTGACGAAGAAATTGATATAGATAAAAATGGTGATAAAAATTATAAATGTACATTGATAAGTATACAAAAAGAGTTTGAAAAATGGTTAGATAATAAAAACATTAATATAAATAAATGCATAAAAAAATCTGACAAATCTATAAAATATTTAGATTTATATACATTAGATGTTAAGAGATATATCAAAACTGTATATAATAAAATGGCTGAAAGAATTCATATAGATGATACCAGAAATGATATACATATTTCTAGTGTGATTGGATATACAGGATTTCGAATGAAAAACTTATATGCTGATAAATATTTTGACGAAGAGATATATATAAATTTTATAGAGAATCATTTAATAATAGATAATAAAAGTAGAATATCATTATCAGAAATTTTAATTGTATTTAATGAATATCTTGAAAGTAAAAATATAGATACTAAAAAAGTAAAAAAGAAGAAATATTTTACAATTTCTTTTAGAGAAGAATTTGCTAGAGAAATAGAAAAATATAGTAAATTACAATTAATTAAAAAATTAAATACTGGTAAAAGAAACGGGTATGCTGGCTTTATCGGTATAAAAATTAGTATCTGAATATAATGATTTTAATGAAAACCCATATTATAGTGCACTTTCTAGGATGTTTCAAAAATTATATGATTCTAAAAAATATGAGAATGATGATTTATTTTAATTAAAATTAAAAATAATTGAATAATTAAAATATTTTTAATAAAAATAAATGGAGATTCCGAATATGATAGTCGAAGTGGCTACCAATATTAGAAATTATGAAATTTTAAAGAATACTTGTAAACTAAAATTATATTATTTTAATAATTATAAATATGAAATTGAAATAATTCCAGGACAACGTAATCAAAATGTTATTTTAAAATATAAAAAGTTAGTTTTTAGATGTAATGATATTACTGGATATGAACGTGTTTGTCGATACTTATTAGACTCGTTCAAACAAAAAATTGATGAATATGTTAGAGTAGCTATGGAATGGGATAATTATGTACCACCTAATGATGATAATTTTGATAAAAATATGCTATCTATTTCAGTTGACAATGAAGATATCTTCAAAGAAGATTTCAATTTATATAATATAGCAGTTGATAATCATAATGATACCATTTTACGCCATCTTTTACCATTATATTTTTTAACTATTAATAACTAAATTAAATTGAATTAAATTGAATTAAATTGAATTAAATTGAATTAAATTGAATTAAATTTAAAAAATAATTTAGCATGATGTTGGTACTAGTTATAGGTATATTAATAATTGGAACTGTAAATACAATTGTAAGTAAATTACAAGATAAAGTATGCATAGATAATTGTGAAAGTACTAGCCCCGTGTACTTTGAGCAACCATTGATACAGACGTTAAATATGTTTATTGGAGAATCATTATGTTTAATTGTATGGTATTTTGGTAAAAGTCGCGTGATCGACCAGGAAGAACAAGAACCTTTTAATGGAATAATTTTAAAGAAACCTAGATACTGGATGTTATTATTTCCTACATTATGTGATTTAATTTCTAGTACGTGCATGAATTTTGCCTTGATTTTAGTAGCACCTTCTATTTTTCAGACATTAAGGGGGAGTCTGATTATATTTACGGCAATAATATCAATGATATTTTTAAGAAAGAGATATACAATATATCAATCTATTTCATTATTTATTATTTTTGCAGGAATTTCCGTCGTTGGAATTAGTAATATTATTAATTCAAATGGTAATGGTAATGACAATGACAATGTGAAAGAAGATAATACTGCCAATTTAATAGGGATCTGTATAATATTATTAGCGCAAATATTTACTGCAACGCAATATGTTATTGAAGAAAAAATTATGCAAGATAAACGTATATCTCCATTATTAGCGGTCGGTCTCGAGGGGTTGATTGGTACAATTTTATTATTATTAATTTCTCCTATCTATTTTATTGTAAGAAAAATAAATGTAACAGTCTTATTTTGGCAGATAATACATGAAAAACAATTATTGGTATCATTTCTGGTATTAACTTTTACTATAGCTATATTAAATTATCTTGGATTGTCTTTGACAATGAATATGTCATCTACGGCGAGAACTACTATCGATGCATGTCGAATATTAATAGTATGGATTGTATCTCTTATTATTGGATGGGAGATATTCAATTTAATTCAATTATTGGGATTTTTAATAATGGTATCTGGTATATATATATATTTTACGAGTCCAAATGTCCAGACGCAACTACAATTACAACCACAACCACAACCAGATCTGGTAAATAATAATTGAAATTAAAATGTAAATTTAAAATAGAAATGGATTATGATGTTAAAGTCAAGAGAAATAAAAAGAGTGATAAATCAAAAAGAAATAAAGAATTGTATGGAAAATTTTCATCTAAACATATAAGACAAATTGAATTAAAGTCTGGCAATGAACAGAAAATAAAGCAGAAATAGATACAGTTAGTTTATTTTTAAAAATTAAAATTAGATAAACTATTATAATGGAGGACCAGATGACATATTTAGAACTAAAGAGGAAATATAATATGTTACTTGAAGAATATAAAAATTTAAAGGATGATTTTTCTGAAAATACTATAGTTCAAAGTATGAATAGTATGAAAGACCAGTATGAGGAAAAAGAAAATGAATTGATCAGTTTAGATAAGAAATATAAAAATCTAGATAATTCGAATTATCATTTAGTAGAAACATTAAAAGCAGTATGTATAATGATATCAGGATTAAATTTCAAAATAAAGGAAATTGAAAGTAAATTAAAATACTCATATGAAAATGAATCTAGATTAGAATTGCATGAATTTGAAGTTTGTTTAAACTTTATAGATGAAGTTATAGATACTTCTCTTAAAAAAAGATTAGATATTCTTTATGGTAATGGTAACCATAATTGAATATTTCTTTTTTAAAAAAAACTGTTTTATAAATTAATTAATAGCATTTTTAAATGGTATTAATTGGAATTTCTGGTAAGATAGGCGTTGGTAAAGATTATATCACATCAAATGTCGTAATTCAAGCTTTAAAAAATTCTAGTTATTTACAATTAGCATTTGCTGATCAGATTAAAATCAATGTAATGTCTAAAAAAAATATTTCATATGATGATGTTTATTTTAAGAAAACACAAGAATCTAGACAACTTTTACAACAAGAAGGATCTATTGGTAGGAATGAAGACTCGGATATTTGGATAAAGTATTTCAAAAACTGGGTAAATGTTCATAGTAAAAGAGGAATCCAAAATATTATTATCAGCGATTGTAGATACAAAAATGAATTTGATTATATTAAACAAAACGGTGGAATTATTATAAAAGTGGTAGCGCCAGATCGCAATAATGATAGATTAATACAAGAAGCTTCATCATCTGGTATATTTGATAATGAAAGTTTTAATAAAATTAAAAATCACCAATCGGAATGCGATTTAGATGATTTATCAGATTGTAATTTTGATATTGTAATTAATAATCGAAAAGATACAAATTTAGATATAGAATATCTACAAAATAAATTTATTCAATTACTATCATAGTCGTAGTCGTAGTCGGAGTTATAGTCATAGTCAACTTTAGTTTCATTGTTTTGATTATACTTCACTTTAGTTTCATTATATTCGACTTTTTGGTGGTGACGTTCATTGACTTTTTGTTGGTGACGTTCGGTTTCGACTGCAGGTTCATTGTGCATAGTTCTGTTTAAGTTATCTAAATCATCTAAATTATCTAAGTGATTGATTTCGTATAAATAATCAATGCATATTTTTGCAGAATCATCTTTTATAAACTTTTTTTTAATTATAAGTTTATCTTTAGATTTTATATGAGGCAAGATACCTAAATATCTTAATATAGATAAAATATATCCATAGATTGTAGATTCTTGTGTTAATAAAAAATATAGAATTTGATCTTTATCATTTTTATTTTTACTATAAATCTTACTTAGATTTTCATTGCCTTTTAATAAAGTGCCGTCTTCTAATCCTAATACAAATTTTTTACCTATTATTTGAATATCTTTATTTATTTCTGTTAATACTTCATCTACAGTAGTATTAATACTCATTGAATATTCTTTGCCATATTTCCACATCCGTTTTGGCATACTTGTATCACATCCATTAAGAGCTAAACTTAAGTTTTCATCTACAGAATCAATCACGACTGGTATCATACCTGGTAAATTATGCCTAACATTATTACTAAAGACTTGTCTATTAGACGCGGTTATATTTTTACGATAATTTATAAACTCGTGTCCAAATATGCTACTTGCCAAAAAACTCATTAAATTAATCATTAAAAAAAAAATAATGTAATGCGCGCACTCTCATAAAAAATGAAAACATATTTAGTTTAATAAAAATAAATATGGAAAATGTATCTAATTTTAGTTATTTAAGTAAAAAGGGATATGTAATAAAAAAAGAATGTTTAGAACTAGATCAATTGAATAAATTAAAATTAGAATTACGTGCAAGACCATTAGTTGACTCGAAATTTTCAAATGAAAATAGTGAATCGAGTACGTTCCCTGTTTATATAGAAACTAAGAATAAAATTTACATTCCAAAAATGTATGGAATTAAAAAATTTGGATTACCAAATAGTATTCTTCAAAATTTTGAAGGACAAGAATGGAATACAGATATAAAGTTTACAGGGGAACTATATGAAACACAACTCGAGCCAGTTAAAAAACTCATTGGAGCGTGTAAAGAAGATGGTGGGGGTATATTGAGTCTTCAAACCGGAGGGGGAAAATGTCATAAAAAAGATACGCCTATATTAATGTTTGATGGATCTATTAAAATGGTTCAGGATATAAAAGTAGGAGAGTTACTGATGGGGGATGATTCTACTCCAAGAAAAGTATTATCATTGGCAAGAGGTCAGGATGAAATGTATGATATTATTCCTGTAAAGGGAGAAAAATACACAGTTAATCAAGAACATATACTGGTTTTAAAAAATACAAAAAAAACCCCTTGGATAGAAAATAATTTAGAAAATAAAAAACATGTATATGATGTTAAATGGTGGCAAAATTATAAAAGTTGTAATAAAAGATTTCATTCTAAAGAATTAGCAACGAATTTTATAGAAAAAATAAAAGAAAAGCATGAAACTATAATAGAAATTAGTGTTAAAAATTATTTAAATCAAACAAAAACGTTTAAACATCATTATAAAGGATTTAAAGTTCTTGTTGATTTTCCTGAAAAAGAATTATCAATTGATCCATATATGATTGGTTATTGGCTTGGAGATGGTATTTCAAATGGAGCACAAATAACGTCTCAGGATTCTTCCGTTTTACATTATTTTGCAAATAATTTAGGAAAATATGATTTATATCTCACAAAAATAAAATCAAATATATTTCTAAATGAGTTAAAAAAATATAATTTAATTAATAATAAACACATTCCTATAATCTATAAATGTAATTCTAGAGAAAATCGTTTAAAATTACTTGCTGGATTACTTGATTCAGATGGATCTTTATGTCATGATAAATGTACATTTGACTTTGTTCAAAAAAACGAAACATTAATTGATGATGTTATTTATTTGTGTCGCAGTCTTGGATTTTCATGTTATAAAAGTAAGCAAAAAAAAGGATGTTGGTATAAAGGAGAATATAAAGAAGATTATTATTATCGTATATCTATATCAGGAAACCGTATAGAAGAAATTCCTACATTATGTCCAAGAAAAAAAGCGAAAAAGAGAAATCAAATCAAAGATACATTAGTTACTGGTATTAAAATAAACCATATCGGGATTGGAGATTATTATGGGTTTACATTAGATTGTAATAATAGATATTTATTGGGAGATTTTACTGTAACTCATAATACAATTTCTACATTATATGTTTTATCACAATTAAAAGGAAAAACTATAATCGTAGTAAATAAAATTCCTTTAATGAAACAGTGGGAAAATGAAATTAGTAGATTTTTACCAAATGCAAAAATTGGAATTCTACAAGGACAAAAAAATATTGATTTTTCAGATAAGGATATAGTAATAGCAATGTTGCAAAGTCTTGCTAGAATAGACTATCCAAGTTCATTATTTGATAATTTTAAGATAGCAGTTATTGATGAGACTCATAATTTAGGATCACTAATGTTTTCAAAAATATTATTTAAACTTTGTTGTAAATATACAATTGGATTATCAGCCACCCCAAAAAGAAGCGATGGGTGTGAATATGTTTTTAAGTGGCATATTGGAGATATTGTGTATCAAGGTAAATCTGAAAGAAAGGGAAAGTGTCCAATAATAAAATTACTCAAACTCGATAGTTCTGAATATAAAGAAATTAATACAGTGAATAGATTTACTGGTCAAAAACAAATACAATTTACAAGCATGTTATCAGAATTAATAGAAATGCCAAAAAGAAATAAATTAATATTAGAATTAATTAAAGATTATGTGAAAATAGGAAGACGTATATTAGTTCTAAGTGATCGTCGAAGTCATGTTATAAATCTTAAAAAGGAATTTGATAATGATTCACAAGTTTCATTTACATATGGGTTATTTCTTGGTTCAATGAAATCATCTGAATTAGAAAAGAGTAAAGCTAGCCAGGTCATTTTAGCTAGTTTTCAAGCATTTGGCGAAGGCGTCTCAGAAAAAGAATTAGATACACTTATTTTAATTACACCAAAAAAGTTTACTGGTCATCTAAAAAATGTTACGAAAAATGAAAGTGGCAAATTAGAACAAATTGTTGGTAGAATATTCAGGAAAGATCATATTGATATACATCCATTGATAATTGATCTTCAAGATAATTTTTCTGTATATAAGAATCAATCTGCCCAAAGAAAGGTCTTTTATAAACAACATTTCAAAGAATTAATACTCGAAGAGGAATCCATAAATTTAGATAATCATACCCTTGAAAACATAAATGTAGATTGTATCGAAAAGAGCCTTTTAATAAAAGGCTCGTCCAAAAATAAAAAAGAAAAGAGCCTTTTAATAAAAGGATCTTCCAAAGAAGAAGATTGTCTTATAACAAAGTTCTGTTTGTTAGAAGAAGATACATGAAAAAATATATTTATTTAAGAAGATTGTACATAAGGTTGATAATCTTCGGCAGTTAATTCGCCTGACATTTGAGGCATCACTTTAGACATATCATATAATCGCATTGGATAACATCCTTCTGATTTAGCCTTTTTAGCAACTACAGGGGCGGCGGAGGCTACTGGGGAAAGTGCTTGTGCAGCATCATGTCCAGAAACTTCAACTTTAGCTACAGGTTCAGCTACAACTACAGGTTCAGCTACAGCTACAGCTGCAGCTGCAGGGAGAATAGACTCAACTGCGATTGATACGGCTTCTTGTACCTTTTCAGGAGCACCAGATTCTGGGACAACCGCTTGTTGTGCTAGTGCTTTAATCGCATCAACTCCTTCTTGAGAAGTTGAATTTGCCATTGCTATATTTGCGACAGGGCCAATATCTTCAGGTGTAGAGGCAGATGAATTTGAAGCAGCTTCTGCTAGTACTTCTACTGCATTGGCTGAATCAGTTGGGGTTACTGGTACGATTACAGAATTTTGATCTTGAGTATTTTCTAATAATTCCCATACTTTACCAGTTGTAGTATAATTTACAGTTACCAAGAATGCTAAAGCAATTAGTATAGATGTAGATGGACTAAATTGAGCAGTCCATAGTACCATTGAGAATACGAATAGTCGGAAATATATATTTTCAAATAGATCAAGTACAGGCTTGGGAGGGGATGGAGCTATACGAGCTACATAAAGCATTAAAAGTAAATGTACTACTGCTTTTACAAAGGTTGGGGTTTTAACATATTTGTCTAATACATTTCCTACTGTTTTATCGAATGCTTGAACACCATTTGAAATTTGATCCATAATTTATTTATATATATTATAAATAAAATAAATTTATTAAAAATAATTAAATACTTTCTTTAAATGAAAATAACCGCTTCGTTACAGTTCGTTGTCTTTATTTACTCTTTTTCTTTTCTTCTTTTATACATCTTCCAGTTTTAGGATTTCTTACTTTACCAGGGGGACATGGTTCTAGATCCTTTTCTGATATAATTTTTTCAACAAACTCTGATACAGAAGTTTCAACTTCTTCATTTACTTTCTTATCCTTTTTCCCCTTTTTGTGTAAGCCTTTTGTTAAAAGGTCCTTTTCCTTTTTTTCTTTTTTGGGTAAGCCTTTTGTTAAAAGGTCTTTTTCTTTTTTGGGTAAGCCTTTTGTTAAAAGGTCTTTTTCCTTTTTGGGTAAGCCTTTTGTTAAAAGGTCCTTTGGTGCTTCTTCGACTGCTTCTTCGTTAAAGAAGAAGATATCAGTTGATTCTTCATCGGATTCGCTTCTAAAAGATAAAAGATCTGGTTCAGGTATTTCTTCAGGTATTTCTTCTTCTATATTTCCACGTCTTTCAATTTTTGATTTAAATTTAGGCATAGGAGGAATGACTATTTCCTCATCATCTGAATCATCACCAAAAAGTTCTTTTAATTCTTGTTTAGACATTATTTTATTTATATAATATAATAATATATTTTATTTTAAAAATAAATTGAACATTAAATTTTAATTAAAATCTATAAATGGCTAAAAAGAAATACAAAGAAATTAAAGTTTCTGAAATTAATAATGAAACTAAAGAAATTGATGACATTTCTGAAACTAATTCTGAAACTGATGTAGGTAGTCAAGAATTAGATATATATATTCCTAAACATCCATGTAGAAAAAATGTTTATAAAAAATTCTATGATCTGTTAAAGAATTCTATAAGGAAAGATGATACTATAGATGTACAAAAAATGGCATTAAATATTGAAAGAGGAATTTTTAATTATACTATAAAAAATAGATCAGAATATAAAAGTGCTAGTTCAAATAGTAATAAAAAAATTGATCAAGGTATATCTAATGTAGATAATACATGGAATGAAATATTAAAATATAATTATCAATCAAGGGCTGTTAAAATATATACCAATCTAAATAAAAATAGTTACCTAAAAAATACTAATCTTATAAATAGACTTTTTAATAAAGAATTTACAGAATTTGAATTGGTAGAATTTAGCCCAGCAGATTTATTTCCAGAAAGATATTCCCATATTTTAGCAGAATATAAAGCATTACAACCTAAAGAATTAGAAAAAGAAATCGTAGAAGACGGTATGTTTAGATGCGGTAAATGTAAAACATACAGGACTACATACTATCAGTTGCAAACTCGTTCGGCTAGAAGATTGGCCAGAAAAGTACTCTACTAATAACATATTGGCTCTGTTATTAGAAAAATAGTTGAAGTCCAATAATAAAATACTCAAGTGCTAGTAAATTAATTAATATTAATTTGCGACATCATCAAATTGCGGGAAACCCCTTAGAGCCTTTACTACCACTTTTATTTAGAAATATTTAAAAGGAACACGGTTAATAGCCGTCCCCATGTGTACCAAGTACACCAATGAGAATATTCTCATTGTGGTAAAAATGTAAAGGATTGGGCAATCCGCAGCCAAGTTCCTCCAAAAAGGAAAAGGTTCAACGACTAAACGGTGATGGGCGAAATATTTCGCTTAAGATATAGTCTATTCCCTCGTAAATATATCGAAAGATAGGGTAGGTTTGAGCAACTTTCGAAAGAAAGTTGCTTAAACAAAAGGATGAACCTCTCACAACTTATGTATCATGCGCGTGTGGTAACAGATGGAAATTCTGCTAAAAATAAAATTAATAATAATAATAAAATTATTAATTTTGATTGCCCAATTAAATATTATTTAAACATAATCAAATTTACAAAGTAATTATGAATAAAATAATTAGAGAATCATATTCTTTTGATGATATATTAATATCGCCTAGATATAGTGAAATAAAATCTAGAAAGGATATTTCATTAAGAACTAAATTATCAAAAAGCATTTATTTAAATACTCCAATCGTATCAAGTCCAATGGATACAGTTACTGAAGATAATATGGCAATAGCTATGGCAATGGAAGGTGGACTTGGAATAATTCATAGATTTCAAAGTATAGAAAATCAAGTAAATATGGTTAAAAATGTTAAGAGACATTTAAGTTATATTATTGAAAAGCCATACATTATTAATGAAAACGAATTACTTCAAGTTTTAATAGACAAATATAATATGAGTGGAATTATGGTGGTAGATGACAATAATAAATTTGTAGGGATCGTTTCAAAAAAAGATATACAGATAAATAATCTTACAAGTGATCAAAATAAGATCAAACTCGTAAAAGAAATTATGACTCCATTTGAGAAAATTATTTATACAAATAAATATGACTATGATACCATTTTAAATTTATACAAGATTCATAAAATAGAGAAAATACCAATACTAAATAAAGATCGAACAATAAATGGCCTAGTTGTTTTAAAAAATCTTATATATTTTCACAATAATAAAAATCTAGCATCTATAGATTCGAATGGCCAATTAATTGTTGGGGCCGCTATAGGTGTAGGTATAACAGACTATTTAGAAAGAAGTGCACAGTTAGTTGAAGCTGGTGTAAATGTTCTTTGTATAGATGTCGCAAATGGATATAACAAAATGGTTGAAGATACAGTAATAACACTTAAACAAAAATTCCCTACTATTACAATTATGGTCGGAAATGTATGTACAAAAGAAGGATTTGAATATTTATGCAAAGCCGGCGCCGATTGCATACGTGTCGGTATAGGAAATGGTAGTATTTGTACTACACGACTACAGACAGGCGTTGGAGTGTGTCAATTTTCTGCACTCTTAGAGTGTAGTGAGATTGCTAAAAAATATGATATAACTATGATTAGTGACGGTGGACATTGTGGGAAAATAGGTAATAAGTTTAAGGCGCTCGCAGTTGGTTCAAGATGCATTATGTTAGGTAAATCATTAGCAGGAACAAGTGAAAGTCCAGGTAATATAATCTATAAATCAGGTAGAAGATTTAAATATTATAGAGGAATGGCTTCAAATTATGCCAATTTATCAAAACAAGAAAAATTAGGGGGTGCTATTAATACAAATTTCCATGTCGAAGGCATTGAAGGACAGGTAGAATATAAAGGTAGTGTAACTGACGAAATAAAACGTATTTGTAATGGAATGAGATCTGGTATGAGTTATTTAGGCGTTTTAACAATGGATGAACTTCATACTATAGATATCCAATTTAATAAAATTACATCAAGTGGAGTTAATGAAACTGGCACTAGACTCTAAATAAAAAATGAATAACATTTAAATAAAATATTTTTTAAATAAAAAGCTATATAAAAATGACTGACCAAGTTAAAAATATGAAGCCTCAAAAGACAATGGATCGATCTAAGGAAGAGCTTGAATTTCAACTATCTCTCCTTCAAAAACGCGCGAATTCTCCTAAGGTAGATTTAGTAGAAAGTGAAAGCTTTTTTACTATTCGCATGGAAATGCCAGGAGTCAATTCTCATTCTATCAAGGTTGAACTAAAAGAATCCAACATCCTACTAGTATCAGGATTTAAGCAAGAAGTTCTTTATGAAGGTAAGGCAAAGTATAAGGAGTGTAAATATGGTAATTTTATGCGGCGAGTAAAAATGCCAGTTCATGTTGATTACAGCAATCAATTTACATATACAGATGGGGTTTTTACTTTAAAATTAACAAAGACAACTGTTCCTCCCGTACAACCTAGCTCAGTTGGATCAGCAAATTGGGCTGATATTTGAAAAAAAATGAATTATAATAAATAATGTATCTTTATACACAAGATTAAGGTCAAGAGTTAAAAGTCAAAAGTCAAGAGTCAAGAGCTAAGAGTTAAAAGTTCAGTTTGAGGGTAAGGTTATTTGATAATATATATTTAACAGAATATACATTATCATGAGCATGTTTGAAGAAAAGTCTAAAGACAAAGAATATGACATTGAATATACTATGTTAAATGATTCTAAAAATGCGCATTTTTATTTTGAAGAAACTAGTGTTCGATTTAATGAAATAGTTAAAGTAATTAGTTTTAAACAATATAAAAAGGTTGCTTTTAAGGAAATGCCCGAAATTGTATGTATTATTCCAAAAGATGATAACATATTATCATTTATTTATAATTTAAATTATGAAATCAAATGTACATTTAGATATTATTATAATAATATCAAGGAAAATTTGTCTAATAATTTATATGGCGATGTGTCTTTATGTAATTTGCCTAGTGATTTATATTATAATTTATATGATAATTTGAATAACGATTTGTCTGGTAATTTGAATAACGACTTGTCTCGTAATTTGACAGATGATATATTAATAATTTGAGTGGCTCGGATAATATTAAATTTTAAATTAAATAATTATAATATAATATTCGAGAAATGCTAATTAAACGGATACTAACTCCATTTTTTTTTATGAATTTTTTTAAAGTAGCTGTAGGCTATAGCTTTAAGACACATAGTTATTTAGGTACAACATTAGAAAATTATTTAGAGAAAAATAATACAGAAATGTTTGATAATGTAAAGAGTATTTTATTAGAACCACTTGGCGAAGCTAGTGTTTGGGCAGATAGGGTAAAATTTCAAAAAGAATATGCTTGGACAAGACAATTACATTATATAGATATTTTAGAATGTAATAAAAATATTGATCAAGATATTGTTGATCATTATTGTGGATATAAATGTATAGTATCAGCACTCCAGAATTTTACAACAATCCTAAAACACCAAGTAAAAACATCAAACAATACAATTCCCGCAAAAGAATTATTTAAATTTGTTTTACATTTTTTACAAGATTTTAATCAACCAATGCATTTAATGGGATTTTTTAGGGGTGGTAATAGTTATAAAATAATACGTAACAAAAATGGTAGAAACAGAACTATGAATTTGCATTCTTTTTGGGATTCCGAATTACCAGCCTATTTTATTGAAAATTATGGACCATATCTTCCAGACAAAATAAATATAGAAAAAATAAATGATTCAAAAGAATATAAAGAAATGCTTATACGCATTTTGAATAAAAATATGAACATTATATGTTCCAAAAAATTAAATAGTGATCCAAATGCCATAAATTATATAATATTTGAAGATTATTTTGAAGCAAATGAATTTAGACTTTTATTTGATAATTATATGTTTTTAGCAGTAAATACTATAAATTATATTTGGTCGAAATAATTTAAATCGATTTAATAAAATCATTATACTTTTTTTTTTTATTTATATTAATTATATAAATATATAATATGGCAAAAGATACATCTAAAAAAATGGCTAAGCAAAAGAAAGTATCTAGCCCTAAAAAAGTAGGTAGCCCCCCAAAAGTAGGTAGCCCTAAAAAAGTAGGTAGTCCCAAAAAGGTAGCTAGCCCTAAAAAAGTAGGTAGTCCCAAAAAGATGGTTAGTCCTAAAAAAGTGGGTAGCCCCAAAAAGATGGTTAGTCCTAAAAAAGTGGGTAGCCCCAAAAAGATGGTTAGTCCTAAAAAAGTGGGTAGTCCAGTGAAGGGGTCATCAAATAAGAGGCGTGCAAAATCTCATTACAAGATGAGAGGCATGGGTGCTTTATTATCAATGTACGGAGGAGCTGGCGAGGAAATCGAATCTGATTATAATCAAAAAAGAGAACTATTTTTAGAAGTTAAGGATGCGTACGCACAAGAAAACGATAGACAAAAGCGGGAAGAATTGAGGCAGATGATGATTCAAGCAAAAGAACGTATGGAATTAGCAAAAGATAAAATGAAGATGTTGTTACGAGGAGTTAGTGAAACTTCTGCAAAAGTAGCTAATCAATTAAGCGATACCATCAAAAAAAGTAAATAAAGAAAATACTTGAATAAAATTAAAATTTAATATATGTATATGCCATATTAAATTTTAAACTAAATATATTTTTATGTATACATAAAATTGTTAAAGTCGTTGTCTTTATGATTTATTGTAATTACTGAATCAACGAATTCTTTATTTATAACATGATCCTTATCTCTTTCCATTTTTCCGATTAAAAGTAAATAATTTATACGATTGAGTATTTTTTCAAAAATCTTCTTCATTTGTCTTACGCCACCTTCATTATTAACTTTATTTAACATTATATATCTAATTAAATCGTCATTAATAATTATCTTTGTTTTAATTCTAAGTGCATCTATTATTTCAGGGATCATCTTTTTACTCGCAATAATAATTTTATCTTCAATAGTAGGAATCTTAATATCTATAATTTTCATACGATCAGATACAATGCTATTAACCTTTGCGAGGTCATTAAACGCAATCACGAAGAATACCTGAGATAAATCAATATCAACATTAGATAAATAATTATCTTGAAATTTATTATTCTGTTCTTCGTCTAACATATGAGTTAATACACCATTAATTTCTCGCTGTTTTGATTCGCTAATTTTATCTATTTCATCTAAATATATAATTGGATTCATACATCCAGAATTTGATAAAATCTCAACAATTTTACCAGGTTTAGAAGATATATACGTCTCTGAATGCCCAGTTAAAATAGATGAATCGCCCATTCCACCAAAATTGATTTGATGAAATGGTAATTCCAATGCGCTTGCTAATGTTTTAAGAATCTTTGTTTTACCAGTACCGGCAACTCCATGTAATGCTAAAATATGCCCTTTGCTATCTGGATTTGTTATTTTTCTAGCCAAAAATTCTAAAATTTCTTCTTTAACATAATCTAAACCATAAATCTTTTCGTCTAATTTAGATCTTACATTTTCAAAGAATAAATTTATAGTTTCAGATGAATCATCCGCACTTATTTTGAATGGTTTAGCTTTACCAAATGGAATATTTGTAACTGTTTTAAACCATGTTAAACCTTTTGTGTAATCACTACTATTCTGCATTTTAGCATTTTTAACAGATGATTCATATTTATCTAGTAAGAATATCTTTGTTTGAATATTAACATCTAATAACATTATTTTATCCTCTAAATCACAATTAAATTCTTCTTCGCCTCTTTGTTTTTTATAAACTCTGATTTCTTGTTGAATTTCATTTAGTTTAGTTCTAAACTTTCTCTTATTTTGGGTATTTTTTAGTCTTTCAATAATTTCTTCTTCTGTAATAAAATTTGATAAATAATTTCCTTCTTCACGACTACTTTCTTCTTCAGTATCTTCATCGCCACCTTCACCAATAAGATCTCTAACAACTTTTATTTGAACTTTTTTGGCTTCAGTGTTAGCTTCAGCTTCAGCTTCAGCTTCAAGAGCTTCAGCTTCAGCTTCAGCTTCAAGAGCTTCAAGAGCTTCAGCTTCTTTAATAACTTCTTCTTGATACATTACTTCTTGTCTTAATTTTTTAATTTCTTCTTCTACTTCTTCTACGATGTCTTTTAGTTTCTTCATTTCTTCCTTTTTTAATTTTTTAATTTCACCTCCAACTTCCTCTACAACTTCTTTTAGATTTTTCATTTCTGCTTGATACATTTCTTCTGAATTTAAAGTTTCTTCTAGTTCGGGTATAATATTTGTAGAAGATGCTAAAAATGCCCAGTAAATTTCATCTGTGTTTAATGGATATACAAGATTACATGAAACATGACTAAGAGTACATACAAAATATTTTTGACCGTTTTGAATGCGGTGGCTATTAAAATATTTATAAGTAGGTATCTTTACAGTGTCACCTTTTAGGTAAAACGTTTCAATATCCCATTCTCCTTTAAATGACATAATATTCTTCTTATAAAAACTTAAGAAAATTTATTTGTTTATAAATTTCAATTTCTTTTTAAGTTAAAATAGTTTTCAATAGAAGAAAATATAGTTTCTAATATTTGGATATTTTGTTTTTTAAATTTATATAAAAGAATATAATCTATCTCTTCTTGAGATATACCACTTTTTTTTAATTTTTTTTCTTCTTCTTCATATTCATATATTATATTTATTTGATCTTTGTGTTCAAGATCTTTTGTTATTTCTTTTTGTATTTTTTGTAAATTATATGTATATTCTACTATCATTTTAGTTAAGGAAATACCTTTTGTTTGGGCTTTTTTTATTATCATATTTATAATTTCAGATGGTTCTTTATTTGGATGAGATAATCTTGAATCTAAATATAATAGAGAATACATACTACAAAACCCAATATTACCACCTAAAATCGCTTTAATTTTATTAGTATAAACTTCATCTTCTTGTAAGCCTTGTATTCCTTTTTGCTGTAAACAAATAGAAGTTGGTTTATATATATTTTTAATTTCTAAGCCAAAATCATTTTCAAATGTATTAAATAAAACAGTTTCTATCATTTCAGATTCATAATATATTGTATTTGAAGGGTCAAATCTTTCTAAACTTTTATTTAATTTATCATAAATAATTATATTTGTATGTGTAATCTTTGATGTTTGTAATTTTTCACTACATTTAAGTTTGTCATGTAAAATTAACGGAAATACAATAAATCTTTGATTTTTATCTTCAATAAATTTCTTTATTTTAGATTTATAAAATTTTGGAGTATCTAATTTTCTAAGAGTATTTTGATCACAGTTCCAATGAATAAAAAGATCTCTAAAATTTTTTATATGATTTTTTATCATATATTTTGATGGTAATAATAAATCAATGTTATTTTTATTTAGAATATCTAATGTAGATAATAAAAAATTATATGTATTTGGAACAAAAATAAAATTTTTTTCACTAAGCTCTCTTAATTGTTGTTTAATATTAGACATATTATCTTATATTAATACAATAAATTATTATATGATAAATTATTATACAATAAATTAAATCAAATTAACATTTATTAACTCTTATTGAATTGACTTGTTCTTTTAATAAAAAACTTTTTTATTTATAATAAGTATAAAATAGTATAATGTTAGATGAAGATAGCATTTTAGAAATATTTAAAAATTTAAGCCTTGAAGATATCAAAAAAACATGTAATGCAAATAAACAAATGATGAATTTATGTAAAAAATACAAACATATTATTTTTAAAGATATAGTTTATGTTTTAGAATACTTTAAATTTGAAGTAGGAAACCCAGAGGAAACTATCGAATTAAATACAGATGTTTTCAAAAATAAAGAAAATGCGTTAAAAAAAATGAATTCCTTATATAATAAGAAATTGACTGAATTAAAAAATAAAGTTGAAAGAGATGACTCGTTTGAATTCTCGTTTGAAGATAGCATATATAATTCAAAAACAATTACAGAAGAAAATGCCAAAGATACAGATTATATTTATAAATGGAAAATCAAAACAAAGAAAATGTTATAAATTATATTACATAAAAAATGGTATAAAGTGCTTAAATATATATGTATAATTATCTTAAATATAAACCAACTTATTTATAGTTTTTGGCTTGTTATTTTTAATAACTTTATTAGTTAAATTACCAAAAAACATCTTAATCCCAGTTTTACTACCATATTTAGACAAATATACTGCTAATATACCAGCTGCAACTGGAGATGCCATGGAAGTTCCACTTATTGATTTATACTGATTATTAGGCCATGCTCCAGCTACATTTACACCCGGTGCATACATATCAACGCACGACCCATGATTACTAAAAGATGCTCTGTTATCACTTGAATCACTAGCTGCAACTGTAATAATTTCTTTTGCACTAGCAGGAGAATGATTACATGCTAGATCGTCCTCATTACCAGCCGCAACTACGACGTGCACTCCGCTCTTCTTCGCTGCTCGAACAGCAGAGTTAAGCGCCTCGCTAACAGGTCCGCCCAATGACATATTTATAATTGATGTTCGCTTTGTAACTTTTGCTTGAGCCATAACCCATTCAACAGCTGAGATAATAGCAGAATATGAGCCCCAACCTTCGCATCCAAGTACTTTAACTGCGATTAAATTTACATTCTTTGCTACTCCAAGTTCTTTTCCGCCAGCGAGTGATGCCACATGAGTTCCGTGACCATGACAATCTCTATTGATATCGTCCATAAAGTTTGCACCCCAAGTAATTTTATTATTTGAAAATTCTGGATGATAAATATCAATTCCTGTATCAAGAATATACATATCAACATTACTAGTATTATGATTAATTTTAAATTGCGTGAGACTTAGTGGTAAGGTTTTTTGATCGATACGATCCAGATGCCAACTCCAAGTAAACTTAACAGTAGGATTATTAATAGTAGCCCTATGATTTTCCTCAATTATATAATCTTTTGATAAAGATGCTTTTTCTTCATTTGAAAGAGTTGATACAAATAAATATTCTACATTTTCAATCTTAGCTCTACCATTAATTTTTTCTGAATTTGTCAAAATAGATAATTTTTGGAGATTTTTACCAGGAGTTCGTTCTCTCAAAATATATTCAGGCGCGCAATGAATAATATTTAGTATAGTCAGAAAAATATAGATAATGTAGAGCATTTTATTTAGTTGGATTGATTTATTTTGGATTGATTTATATTTATTTTTGATTATATATAAATCATTTTTTTTTTAGATTTGATTAAAATAAAACTACATTAACGATTTTATTAATTTTGATTAAAATTGTTAATGTAGTTTTATTTTTCAAAGTTTAGAAATATATGTTCTTGTTATTGTTTTATTAAACTTTTCTTCAAATAATCTAGCTATTTCTGCTAATGAATGTTTGTGTTCGTGTTCATGTTTAATTTCTTTTACAAATTTAATTTCATCTTCTGTAAACTTTGTAGATTTTTTAGTTCTTAATTTACTATTTTCTATCATATCTTTATATTCAGAAGTTTGTTGTAATTCTTCTGGCACTTGAATTTCATTTTTCCATATTTTCGAAATAATGTCGCGTCTTATATAAATATTATAATCATTCTTAATTTGTTTGGATGCTTCTTCTGTTGTAAGATTCTTTATATTCTTCATTTTGAAAATTTCTATCCAAACTTCATTTGAAAATACTATTTCTTTTTTTACAACTTGTCTAGATTCTTTGACTATTTTAATATTTTGTATTGGTTCATATTGCGTATCATTTAGATAAGCTAATAATTGTTTATATTTTTCTTCTGTAGAAAATAATTTACTTGTAGTAGTTCTCCAATCTTTTCCGTTTGTTTTTGGATGTGTTCTATTTACACAAAAACTATCACCTCTTTTCTCAGTTGCTGGAGCATAATAACAATGTTTAGGAATATCTTCCAATTTGATTTTACAGTCTGATGGTAAATTGTTATTTCTTTTGTATTCTCTACCTATTTCTCTAGTTGTTTCTTCATAATGTTTATAAACTATTTCTTTATTGGGTTGTAATTTTCTAATAGATATTGATGTTTTGGGAATATCATATTTATCGTGTCTTTTTGTAATTTTAGAAGTACAAATTTCAATTTCTGGTACATCTATATTATTTTTCAATATATATTCTGATACTTTTTTACAATTATTTATGAATTCTGTGTCATTTAAACTACCTTTCATATAATTGCATTGTGAGCAACAGGTTACGCAGTTATCACTATTATATCCAAAATTATTATTTTTTCTATCAATGCCGTTTATATGTGTATTAGAAGTATGCTTGTCGCAGTAATAACATTTATCATAAATAAATTTATCAAAATCTTCTTTTGTTAAACTAAATTCAAGATTTTTATTTTGAGCTCTGTTTAAATAAATATTGTACGATACTGATTGTGAATCATACCAAACATGTTTATTATAATCGCCCATTCCACCGAAATGTTTAGAAATATGCTGGCATCTTTTTACAAAAGTATTTGTGTCCAAACTTCCTTTCATAAAATTACAATGTTTACAACAACTAACAACATTTGATTTTTCATAATGTTTCATAGCGTTCATTCTATCGATGCCGTTTAAACTTTTTTCAGGTATATGGTTACAATAAAAACAATTTGAATTCATTAATTTATAACATATTTCATCTGTTAAATTTTCATTCCATAAAATACCTTTCTTTTGAGCCTGTTGTTTAATGGCGTAAAATCTTGCTCTAAAATTTGATGTTTGCCATTTTGCTAAATGCTCTTTATTATTACATCTCCATTTTTTTTGCACCTCTGCGGTATGTTTTAAAAATACTTCTTCATTTTCTGATCTTTTATTTTCACGATATTTTATATAATATTTTTTTTCATTTTGTCTTTTATTTTTTTTATTAATTACATCTGGATGTTGTTTCTGTTTCGCATCTTTTTCGCGGCATTTTAAGCACGTTTTTAGTATATTTCCAAATTTACCAATAAAATTATCTAAAGATCTAGTTACCTTACAATTAGTACACTTTTGTGTTTGTATTTGTTGTTCCATTTGGAAATTTTATTAAGAGTTTAATAAAAGTCTGTTTAAGGGTGTTTATTTTAGCATTAAAACTGTTTATTTTTCAATTTATAATAATTCTCGATTAAATTATGATGGTATATATGATAAATTAATTAATTTGTAGCAAAAAACGATTTTAATAATTTTGATTTATTAGAATAGTTGCGTTATATTTTTTATTATTTTTTAATGTGTAACAATACATAACAATGTACGGTACGGGTGGGCTAGCTCAATTGGAATATGCCAAACCGCCCATCCCAGACATAATGCGGAGTACGTTGTAATTTACAGCGTAAACCTTTAGGAGTACGGGGTCAGTGCCGGTAGCAAGTTCAAGTAGAAGAGTGGCGTTATCAATACGGGACATATTGACAGACCCAGATGGTTGATGTTGCTCGGGGTTAAGGGCAAAGGAGTATACATAGATACCATCAGCGGGGCAACGAGTGTGGTGTTGGTAGGGTTGAACTACGTTGAAGTAAGCACCATCTCGGACGGAGAAACGATCTTGACCGTTAAGTTGTAGCTTAGCGGTGGATACAGTTTGACCACCATCATAACCACCTAGCTTACCATAGTTGGATAGTTCGTTATCATCAAGGTTAGATTGAGGTTGAGCAACCCAAACAAGTTCCTTAACTGGGTGGTTAAGAGATAGCTTGGATTTTACAGAAGAGTTGCTATAAGCTTCCTCTCCGGTAAATTGGAGTTGTTCAATTAGATATTCGTGTTGAACTTGAGCGAATTGGCGACGCTCATCAGTATCAAGGTATACATAGTCAACATATAGGGAAGCATTGGGGATAGAAGGAGTAGAAGCAGCGGTACCTTTGTGGAGCTCGGAGAAGGCACGGAAAGCAATGTTGAATTTAACTTCGTGGTATTGAAGAGCAATTAAAGGTAGAGCAAGACCGGGGTTGCGACAGAACCAGAATTGAAGGGGTACATATAGTACGGACTCAGCTTGAGAAGAAGCTGGGGTAGTAAGAAGGGTAGTATTACCGACCATAACATTATAACCATCTTCACGTTCAGCAGTTTGAGTGAGCTCGTTCCAGATGGTTAGCCAATCACCGTAGTGACGATCAATTTCTTGACCACCAATTTCAACATTTACATAGTCGATCATGTTGTGACCAACATTGCGCTCCCAGGCAAACCCGGTGCCAGCAACAGCTGGTAGAGTAACTTGGAGATAAGTCTTGTGGATTAAATCACCGTTACGAGATACAGTGCAAGTAACTTTGCGACCGAAATCTACGGTACCGTTGAAGGTTTGTTCAATAGATTCAAGAGCAAAGTTAGTATGACGACGGTACACAACTTTGAAGAAGGTGATTTGGGGATTCCCTGTGAGGTAGATATCCTGGGCTCCATAAGCTACAAGTTGCATAAGTCCACCTGCCATTTTAGTTGTTTAGTTTTTATAATATCTAAAAAGAAAATAAAAATTTGAATTAAACTAATTAATTTAAATTAATTTATTTTTTCAAAACCAATTAGTAAGTTATTATCTTTTATTCGATGTGTTATATTATAACCATAAGAATTAGTATATTCCTGTACCAACTTAAATTGGTCTTTTGTAAGCATAGCTATGTTTTTATGTCCATATAAAATTTCAATTCCATGAAATGTAATCATTGTTAATACATCAAATACAAAATCTTCAACATTTTCTTTTAAATCTACGCAACTCTCTTCTAATTCTAACTGTATAGAATTTTTTGCAAGCACTTGCTTAGAAAAAATCTCAAAAGCTATATCTCTAGTATTATCTGACATTTATTTTGTCCCTAAATTAATAAATTTATTTGTCTTTAAATAAATTTATTTTTCATTAACTTTATTTTTTCATTAACTTTATTTTTCATTAAATAAATTTATTTTTCATTAACTTTATTTTTTCATTAACTTTATTTTTCATTAAATAAATTTATTTTTCATTAACTTTATTTTTTCATTAACCATTTCATAAATTTATTATCGACGCTAATCTTCATTATAGATTTATCAAATTCAAAATCAGTTATTGCCCAAGATTCCATATTAATGTTAGATTTAGGTTTAATTTCTTCTGTATATATTTCTTCTGTATATATTTCTTCTGTATATATTTCTTCTGTATATATTTCTTTTGTATATATTTCTTCTATATATATTTTTTCTGTATCAGTATTTTGTATATGGGTGTTTTTATCAAAGGAATTATTTTTAAAAAGAGAAGAGGATAATGTATTTTCTAATATTAAGGTATCGTTCTTTAAAATTATATTTTGTATATAATCAAATAATTCATCTGTTGTAAATCTATAATCTGGATCCATAGTTAATAATTTTTTTAATAAAATTTTTATATCATCGTTTATTATATGTTTTTCATCAATGTTTTTATATATAAGATTTTGGGTATTACTATTACTATAAAATATTTTTAGATCATTTATTTCAGTCATATTTGAAAATGGCAAAATATTAAATATTAATTCGTATAAACATATTCCATAACTCCATAAATCGATTTTGTTATCATAAATTTTTTTGCTATGACGACCGTGATTAGACGACATCAATCCTTCAAACTGTTCTATATTTAAAATCATTTCTGGCGCCATATAATAAGGAGTTCCGCATAGCTTATAATATTTCTTTTTTAAAATAGAACAAACTTCTTCTGAATTATTTTCATATTCAGCCGAATAACATGTAAATCCAAAATCACTTAACTTAAATGTAAATGGAAAATTATTTTTATTTTTTTCGTCCTTTATTAAAATATTATGTAATTTAATATCTCTGTGTATTAATCCTTTGTCATGAATATATTTTAATGCCGTGGCAGTATCTAACAAGTAAACTTTAATAAAGTCATCTCTAAATCCATTAAATAAATTTCTTTCAAAATATTTTTCATTAGACGACGACTTTAGAACAGAATAAAGATCCCCTAAATTACAATATTCCATTTTTATAGAATATACATCATTTACAAATAAACTAGAAATATATCTACTTATATTTTTATGATCTAGATTTTTTAGAATCTCTATTTCACTATCAATTAATTCTTTTAATTTATTATAATAATATTCATCTTCTGAATATTTCATATTAATATCTATAGTCGGCGTCGTTGGTGTCGTAGTGATATTCTTTTTATTTTTATTTTTGTGGTATGCGGCTGATGTAAATGTACTATACGGAGTAATATTTGCAATTTTATTAGCCTTTTTTTGTTTTATCTCTATCCCATTATTCTTATCAAAATCTATATTGTTTTTATGATACACTTGGCGACGGCCAGTACTCTTAAAATTCTTATTAATATATTTTTTAACAAGCAAAGACAAATTTACTTCCTTTATTATATAAAAAGGCTCTCGTTCAATTTCATAAAATATCAGCGAGTTTGTTAAATTTGTATCATCACTACCAGAGTCTTGTTTAAAATTGTCATCTTTAAATAAATAAACATTCGAAAATGAACCTTTACCAATTTGGCGTATATAATTAGATGGCCTAGACATTCTAGCCATACTATTCATTGCCTTCCTTATAAAATGTAAATAAAAAAAAAATAAAATATACCCACCAAGTAAATTACAGCATACAGTTAGAGTTGAAATATTTATCAGCAGCGTTATACCCAAGTTCTATTAATTTTTTCTTATCAATAGAAGATAAGCCTAAATTCATACTTGAGGTAATATTTTTAATATCGATATAAATAGTATGCGGCTTATATAAATCAGCCATACTTATTTTTTTGTCTCTTTGTGAAAAAAAGCAAGTCATTACGTGATATATATATCTTTCGATTGAATTTATATCTTCATCCTTATTTTGACTTGATTCTCGACTACTTAATAACTTTAATCCAACTACATTTTCTAAATTTTCTTTGAATAAGTGTATTGGATAATTCTCAATCAACCCTCCATCCACATGGATATCACCAGATTCTCCTACTTTATCATTTTTAATATCATATTTTGTTACAGTAAATATAAAAGGAATACTTATCGACATTCTAATCGCTTCTGTAATTTTTACATTTGGTGTATTAGTATGATTAAAAATTGTGTATTCGTATTTATTTAAATTTGATGCTATAATATCAAAATTTATATACTTGCCTGTATTTAAATAAACTAAATCATAAAACTCTTTAAGCGTCAAATCTTTATTATACCCCTTTTTTGTAATTAACGTTTCTATCCATAATAAAATATTATTACCAGAATCTATCCCAAATTTCGAAATTAGATTTGCAAACTTAATACTTTTTAACCGGTCGAGTTTTTTATTAATTACCTCATTTGTAATATCCTCACTTGTATAACCCAAAAGATACATCAATCCAAACATCGAACCAGCTGAAACACTAGAAATATGTTTAATATTAAATATTAGACCACCATTAGTTTCGCGTTGGTGTTCTTCCCGTTCTTGTTGTTCTTGATGTTCTTGTTGTTGTTCTTGTTCTTGTTCTTGTTGTTGAAAAATTAATTCTTCTATTTTTTTTAAAACGCCTATATAAGCTAAAGTTTTAATACCTCCGCCTGAAAAGATAAGTGTATTTATCTCTTTTTTCATTAGAAATATTAGATTTTTTTAAATTTCTAATAAAACGAACTAATTTAATTTCATTATATTGAAAGAAGTTGTAGTCCTGTGTATATGGTTAATGATTTATATTAATTTCATTAAACTGGTCGTCAATTAATAAGATTGAATATTTTTCGCTGTCATTTTCGATTTTATTACTAGATATTAAATATTCGTATATATGAGCCCAAGGAATTTCTTTAATATCATCAAAATAATTAATAAATTTACGTACATCTTCTGTTATGTCGATTTCATTCACGGAACAATAAAATAATAAATTTCTATTTTTAAATTTTTCTTTTATAGTTAAAAATATATTTTTCATGTTTTCAGTTTCGGTTTCTGATTCCATTAAAATTATATCATAATATTTATTTATATCACTATCTTTTACCTTGTACAAGTTAAAGTTTTTGACTTTACTTACAAAAATTATATTCCTTAGAAAGATATCAAAAAATATTGTGTATATAAATATGTAAAATTTAAGTATATTTATAAAAAAATTAAAAAACATAACTTCTCTTAAATTTCTAATAAATCCTGGCAATTTATGTTTTAACATATATTTATATTTATTTTTAGTTTTAAATTCAGTTGTATTTTAAGTTTAAAAGTAAAAATGTTATATAAACAATGAATTTTTTACAATTTTTAAAAGAAGATACAACCGTCGCCAAATATAAAAAGGAAGAAGTAACTGAAGAATCTTTTACTTTTAATAAAAATCCAGTAAAAAATGAAAGTTCTACTCCAGACTTGAAAGAAAATATATATTCAGAGTATAAAGAAATTTCATTAAAGGCAGGTGATTTTATAAAAGTTATAAGGCCATCTCTAAGAACATCTGACGCGCATAGATTATGTGATATATATTGTGGATATCATGGTATTATAAAAACGCGATTTAAATCTACCGATTATGCCACCGTTATTCTTGATGCGCCTAATCATAATCCTAGAGTATATATTCCTATAGAATTTTTAGAAAAGATAAATTAATTTAATTTATTGGTATATATTAATATGAATCTTCCTAATAATATTAATTATAAAAAATATTCACGTACAGCTGGAATGAGCACGAGTTACTGGGGCCCAAATGCATGGAATTTTTTATTTACAAGTATTATAGGGAATTATCCATATAAGATAGATAAAAAAAATAAAGAACACATTACTCTTCAAGAGTATTATAAAAATTTCTTGAGCTCATTAGAGTTTGTGATGCCATGTATATTTTGTAGAAAATCATTTAAAAAATTTATAAAACAGTTAGCAATTGAAGATTTTTTAGGCGGTAGAATCGAACTGATGTACTGGTTATACTTGATAAAAGATAAAGTTAATAATAAATTAATTAAACAAGAGAAAAGATGCTATATTAATGAAAAAAAAAGATTAAAAGAACTTTTAAAAAAAAAAGAAATTACAAAAAATTATTTTGATGCAAAACTACAAGAATTTGGAGAAGATACATTTCGTACTACGGTATCTCCTCCATTTAAAGAAATTTTAGATAAATATGAAAATATGAGAGCTGAATGCTCACCTACAACTAAATCGTGCCGACTGCCGTTCCAACCTAAAAATAAAAAATAAATTAATATAAATAAATTATTATATTAATTAATGATAACGTAAATTAACCAATTAGATTTAAGAGCCAATTTCAAGGAATTTCCGACCAAAGCCGGTTGGGCGTTCGAATGAACTATTATTCCATGGTCCAGCTTGTTCTTTAGGGATAGGTGGGCAAGACCGGATATCTAGATAAGGGATTTTATTAGATTGAACAACGGTGTTAATACCAATGTGATATCCTGATTGTAAAAAGTTTTGTTCTTGTAGTAATTTAGATACAGGGTTTTCTTTAGCGAATGCGTTGGCATCATCATATTTTGGAAGAAGATCGTCAGCGCTTAATTTAGCAGCTCCAGCTAAAACCTTTTCTACTTGGATTTGTTCATCTGTTTTTGGCATTACGCTAGCTTTATCTTCTTCTAGAGAACCTTGAACAAGTAGAGCTTCAGGAACAGCTGCTTCATTTGAAGCGGTGCCTAGAGCGCCACCATTGTTTACGGCAGTTGTAAAATTGACTGGTTCAGAATTAGCAACATTATCAAGCCCTTCTTTGTTGTACATTCGCATAAAGAAATATACTACTGCTAGTACTAAAAGTACTTTTAATGTATTATTTTTTTGAATCATTTCAAATATACCGGCCATTGTTTAATATATAATAATAAAATAAAATAAAATAAAAAAATTATTATTATAAATAATTTAAAAATAAACAATTTAATTTAAATAAATCACAATGTCTAATATGTCAGATTCAGACGAAGGAGAATATGTATGCGAACAGAGTATGGACGATGAACTAGATTGTATATTCGAGATACATAATGATTTAAAGACGAGATTTCCATATTTTTTCTCAGATATAGATAATTTTACAAAATTTATACTACATTACTTGCCCAATGAAAGTATCGACCAGCGTGATCTGAATTTGTTTGAAGATTATTACAATAAAGAACTTACAGTTACGTTTAATTGTCTAAATAAAACTTATTGTATAGACAACAAGTCTTGGCTTGAATATTGCTATTTATATAACAATTAAATATTACTTAATACATTTACCATTTTTTTGAAACTTTTGTTTTTTGGGGATTCCATATAATGCATTTATAACCATACAAAAAGTATCACTAAGATCATCTTTTTTAGAATGTTGTAAAATTTCTGGTAACCATTTTTCTTTTTGGTCTTTATTAAATTTATTTTCTAAAAACCATTTACAATATTCTATTGATAACCACTTTCTCTGCGCATATGCTCCTTTTAATTTACATTCAATATTAGGACCAGTATAACATTTTAATTTATGAGATGCTCTTACAAATCTTATTGGAACATTTGTATTTTTATATAATTCTACTAATTTACCATATATTATATGCGATGTAAAAACAGCCTTACGATTAATCTTAGGCTGCAGTTCAATAAATATACTTTTTAAATTTAATTGAAATAAATTATTATCATATATTTCTTGTAATTTACATAATACGATGCTTGCTATATCTTGTAATAAATAATCATCAATAGCTTTTTTTTTAAAAACATGTTCTTTTAGTTTAAAATCCAATGTCTTTGGAAAATGAGTTTTGCATGAATAAATAAGATTATTATCTAATTTATACTTAAAACTGCATTTTTTACCACATACCTTACCACTTTTTTGAATACCTTCACATTTATAATCATCCGAATCCAGTGTATTATAAACATCCCAGAGATGAATATTATAAGATTCTATATTTGTTATATCATCTGCTGACATACAACATAATGCAAGATTTCTTAACCCTATATCAATCGATAGAATCATATCTATTAAACTTGTCTTTTATATTTTTTATATAGAATTAACGTTTGTATCATTTTAAATCAAGTTAAATTAAAATAATTTTGTTATGTCATTTTAAATTTTATTTTGAATTTTGTTATGTCATTTTGAATTTTATATTTTATATTTTCATAAAAATCTATTAAAAATTCTTTACAATCTTCAAAAAAGTCCTTGAGTTTATTTTCCCCGTAATTAGAATCTTGTAATATTTTACTTTTTTTATTAAATTCATGTATAATTAAGTTTTCATTAAATACAACTGTTCTTTTCATATTTATTGAAAAGGAAATAAATTTAAAAATTAAATTAAATTAACGTAAACGTTTGCGTTAATTTTTTTATTTCTTACGGGATAATAATAAATATGGCTAATGATTTTGATAAAATTTCATTAAAAAAATTTAAAATAAAGGATATTGTTCCAAATGCTACTATCCTATTACTTGGCCGGAGAAGAAGTGGAAAATGTCTAGGAAAAGGAACTGAAATTCTTATGTACGACGGTTCAATTAAAAAAGTAGAGAATATATACGAAGGGGATCTGGTAATGGGCGATGATTCTACACCAAGAAGAGTTCTAGGAACAAATACTGGTATAGATACTTTATATAAAATAAGTAATCAAAGAGGCGAATCATATATTGTAAATAGCGAACATATATTATCTTTCAAGTACATTGAAAATAAAAGCTTAAAAGATGATCCCTCTAATGAAGCCTATATTCTTATATGGTTTGATAAAGAAATATTAACATATTCTTCAAAGGTTTTTTCGTATAAAGAAACTGGTAAGGACGGTATTTATATAAAAGCAAAGGCTATTTTTGATACAATTGACGAGAGTGAAAAAACAGTAGATATATCAATACAGAAATATATATCTCTTTCAAAGAAAAATAAAGAATATTTATATGGATATCAGGTTCCAATTAATTTTCAACATACAAATCTTGAAACAGATCCTTATTTGATGGGGCGTAATTTATATTTGTCTAAAAAAGAAATTCCTCAAGATTATAAATGTAATTCAAGAGAAAATCGTCTTAAATTATTAGCTGGATTTATGAATGAAAATACGCAATTTGAGTCTGAATACTTTGAAATAACTCTTGGATTAGAGTATGAAAAATTAATAGATGATTTAATTTTTGTAGGTAGAAGTTTAGGATTTGCTTGCCGTAAACAAAAAATCAAAACAACATGTAATTATAATGGGTTAAAGGATACTGGATTTACTTGGAGAATTATTATGTCTATTTCACAAGAATTAAATAAAGATATGTTAATGAGTTCTATTAGTATAGAAAAATTACCAGAAAATGAATTTTACGGATTTCAATTAGATGGAAATCATAGATTTGTATTAGGAAATTTTATTGTTACCCATAATAGTTGGCTTGTAAGAGATATTTTTTATCATCATCGTGATGTGCCAACTGGATTAATTTTCTCAGGTACAGAACAGGCAAACCCTTTTTTTGGAGATTTTATTCCAGATTCTTTTATTCACAGTGAATATGATCCTAGCTTGATTGAGTCAGTGCTAAGCAAACAAGGAACAAAAGTTAGAGAAACAAGAAGTTTAGCACGAAAAACATTGGATGGGAATAAAACAAAATTAACTTATTTACCTAAAGATTCATTGGTTAGAATTTCTAAAGATGGGCTTACATCATCAAATCGTTTTTTTATTGTATTAGATGATATGTTAGCGGATGCAAGTTCTTGGAAAAAAGAAAAAACAATACAAGAAATTTTTTTTAATGGAAGGCATTTTAATTTATTTTTTATATTAACAATGCAATATCCTCTCGGTATTCCGCCAGCACTTCGTTCTAATATTGATTATGTATTTATTTTTAATGAGCCAAGTATAAAGAATCGTAAAAATATATATGAAGGTTATGCCGGTATGATTCCCACATTTGATTATTTTTGTAATATACTAGACTCGTGTACTCAAAATCATGAATGTTTAGTTATAAAAACATCAGGGAATAGTACTGATTTAAAAGATCAAGTATTTTGGTATAAAGCATCTGAACATGAAGAATTTAGAGTTGGACATGAAAAGTTATGGAAATATCATAATTTGAATTATAATTCAAAATATAATGAAGAAAGAGATTTTGATCAAGAAAAAATAGATGAATTAACTAAAAAATATAAAAATACACGAAAACTTAAAGTTATAATATCTCGTGAGGGGGATGTAGTTGATTATAGACAAGAAGATAGTGAATAAAAGTTTATTCAAATGTAAATAGATAAAGAGTTTTATTAATATCTGCTAACATTTCATCACGTATATTTAGTAAATCAGTATCTTTAATATCTCTAGGTAGGACATTTTTTAAAAAGTTTGTATAATGATGTAATAGTGAAATTATTGTCTTGTCATTAAATTCAGAAACACTTATTTGAAAATCTTCTTGTTTAAAGTCTGGTCGTTCATATCTTCCACTGTATGTTTCGATAAATCGATCTATATTTACCAATAAAAGAGTCAATAGAGCATCAGACGCAATATGTCTAGCATAAAGTTTTGTTTGCCAATGATATAATTTAATATTTAAATTCATATGAAAAAATGTTTTAATTATATCGCTGTTCATTATTTTATAATAATATATATAAAATATAAAAGATAAAAGATAAAAGATAAAAGATAAAAACTTTACAAAAATCCTTTTAACAAAAGGCTTACCCAAAAACTTTACAAAAATCCTTTTAATAAAAGGCTTACCCAAAAACTTTACAAAAATCCTTTTAATAAAAAGATGAGTTTAAGTTTAAAAATGACTTTTTTATTATTAGTCAACATTAAAATATATTATGGACTTGTCAAATGATGTAACTACAATATCATCTGATATAAAAAGTAGAAAATCAAAAAGTAGATCAAAGAGTATAGATCTTAATAAATTTGATAGTGATACAGATATTTCTATGGGGGATTTAGAATTATTAGCTAATAAAAAGAAATTAAATAAAAAAGTTTCAGATAATATATCAGTTTCAAAAGAAAGTTCAGAAGTCAATCATCCAGTTCAAAAAGCCTATCCAACTTTAAATGAAAATGTATCTAGTAAAAAAAAGAATAAAGATCAGAATAAAGATCAGAATAAAGATCAGAATAAAGAGTTTGATGATTCTACTAGAAGTACTAGTAGTTATGATAGAGAAAGAGTTACTAAACAGAAACGTGCAAATAAGGAAAATAAAAACGATGATATTCGTCGTGAAAAGAGTGAGTATCTATATAAAATAAGCGTCTTGAATGCGAAAGGAAACAGAAGTATTTTAAAATTCGATATGAGTAATTCACTTGAAGATATTAGAAATGAATATGAAAGAATCCGTGTTAATATGGAGAATGAAAGAATGGTAAAATTCTGTAAGCAAATGTTATTAATGGGCGTTCAAGGCGTTGAAATGTTAAATACCCGGTTTGATCCGATGGGAGTGGATTTAGATGGATGGAGTGAATCGATGGGATATTCAATGGAACAACAAGATTACGACGAAGTTATTAGCGAATTATATGAAAAATATAAAGGAAAAGGACATATGGCACCGGAATTAAAACTTGTATTAATGATAATTGGTTCTGCTGCAATGTTCACAATAACAAAGAAAATTACAAAAATGGATTCTGGATTACAAGGAAATATGTTATCAAGTCTATTGGGTAGTGTTATGGGCGGGGCTAAACAACAAGTCCCTCAACAACAACCCCAACAATCCCAACAACAACAATATCAACCATCGCAACAACAACAACAATCTAGATCTAAGCCTGGCCCATTATCGCCCCAACAATCTTTTCAACAAGAGCTTCACCAACAACACCAGCAACATCAACAAAAGGGGCAATTTAGGGTACCTACATTAGGGCCAGTTGCTTATGGTAGGGATTTGAATAAAATGGATAATATGTCGGAGGATAGTGATGATCAGCCATCTAGGATGAGAGGTCCCGATGGAGCATTTGATACTCCTGATTCTATCAATTTAGAAGATATTATGAAAACTATGGCGCAAAATAAAAGACTCAAGGAATTAGAGGCAAATAAAAATAAATTTGAATTAAACTTTGATGAGGCAACAGAGGATGATATTGTTAAAAATGTAACTTTAAAAAATAAAAGAGGCCGGCCTGCTAAGAAAAATAGGGGTCAGGCTATTTAAAGTCATTTTATGAATTTTTTATAAATTTTTTATTTATTTTATAATCTTAATATAAATAAAAGTGGGCATATGAGTTATTCATATGTTAAAACTGTTTTCCCAAAATTTCAACAGTCAACTGTTCATGATGATAAACTTTATAAAGATTTAAATATGGAATTAACTCCGTCCGATTTTAAACCAAATGATTTATATAATATTTCGCAAGCAAATCATACGCCTATAAAACTGGACGCCAGAGAAGCAAATTATATGCCTATAAAACTAGACAAATCAGAAAGAAATATTGAACATTATGAAAATGGGTTAAAGGCATATCATCAACCAATTGTTAATAATAACATTCCAGAGTATAATAATATAGAGTTTTTACAACATGCACAACTCGCGCAAAACACACAAAACACACAAAACACACAAGGCACTCAAGGTATACAAGGTGCTCAAGGTGCTCAAAATACGCAGTCAAATGAAGTTATATCTCATGAAATCTTTATTAAACATGTAATGGAATGTAATATATGTAAGGACCGACTTTTAAAACAATTTAATATTCAAACAGAGCGTATTAGGAATGAAGAGATTATGGAATTGATTTCTTATATAATGGTAGGTATTTTTATATTAATTTTGTTAGATAATTTGAAAAACAAATCTTAGTTTAAAATTAAAAAATTAATTGTATTTTAATTTTAAGATGGATCGAGACGAAAATGATTTATTATCAACAAATGTCTTTATTCCAAAACCAGAATTAGTTAATGATGTACCAACGGATGGAATTGACGAGTTCAAAAATTTTTATCTTAGAAACTTGGAGCTTGAAAATCAAGCCAAGATTATAGATGATATTAAGAATGTAAAAATAGGAGAAGATGCAGAAGCACAGGATAATGATTTATTAAATACAAATGCAGTTAATTTTTCTATTAAAGGGTCTGAGCCAAATAATCAGCTAAGAAAAACAAAAGAAGTTAAGACATATGTGAATATAGATTCTAGAGATAGAGATAAAGTATTATACAAAAATGCAAATCAATTCAAAATATTCTTAAGTAAAACTTTTTATAATGTAAAAAGCATACGTTTATCTAGTATAGAATTTCCAAATACAGACGCAATTATAAATGATAGAAATAAATATATTTATTGGAGAAATCAAGAAGATATAGATGAAGATATAACTATAAGTGAAAATAACAAAAAAACATATCCTATATACAGTACGGCATTAAGAGTTGGTAGATATACCGCATCTAGTTTACAAACTGAAATAATAAGCAAAATGAATAAAGTGAGAAGAAAAGATGGAGCCGGTGATTTTCATTATTTTGTAGTTACGTTAGATCTTTATACCGATATTGTTACATTTATAAGTTTAAAATTAATAGATCTAGTTACTAATCCATTTACTACTGTTCTCGGTAGTAATATAATAACTGTTACAACTAACGAACCCCATAATTATAAAGGTGGTGAATTAGTTTATATTGTAGGGTCGCCCTCAATTGGAGGCATTCCAGCTACAAGCATAAATGGCTTTAGATCAGTTATTTTAATATCAAATCAAGATACAAAATTTAATTTTGAAATAAACATTAATGCAAGCGAAACAGGTAGAGGTGGCGGGTCTAATATTAAAATAGGGAACCAAGGCCCGTTTCAATTATTATGGGGTGGTCATATAACTCCATTAAACACATTTGCGCAAAATTTAGGGTTCCCATTAGAAGATTCTTCTAAACGTATTTATACTAATATCAATAAATTAAAAAATATATATCAAATGAACATCACTACAACTGCGCCTCACTTATTGACTAATCAAGATATAAATAGCGTATTAGAAATAGGATCTAATATAAGTGGCAATTTTATAAATAGTAGCTTTACTGGTAGATCGATAATATCAATACCAACTATAAATACAATATTAGTAGAAGTTGAGGACGACGAAATGACTCGAGAAATTATTAAAGATTTCAATAAGATTAATTCTACAACTACACAAATAAGATTCAGTGAAGATGACAATAGAGTACTTGATGTAGTTTCATATAACATATATGATAATCGATCATTTATACTTACAACAAATGTAGACCACCGATATGATTTAGGTGATGTTGGAAAAAGTATTAATTTATATAATACTCAAAATTTAAATGATTATGATGATACAAGTAATTATGATGGAGTATATAAAATTTTACAGAGATTAAATTCAACTCAACTAATATTACCAGGAAGTATAATAGAAGGCGAAAAGGTGGATATTGGTTATATACCAAGGCACCAAACTTTTACAACCTGGACTGTACCAATTAGTAATATAACTTCAAGTAATATATCAGGTTATTCTACTATAATATGTACTATAGACCATAATTTAGTAAAAGGTGACACAATTAGATTAATTAATGTAAATACATCACCTATTTTACCAAGAAATAATATTTTTACGATTACTCATGTTACAAATCAAACATTTGATATAGAAAAATCTTTTACAAGTTCTAGTGTAGATAATTCTTCTATTGTAAGTACAGGGTTAATTACAGTATCATTCCCCGCTCATGGATTTAATAAAATAATAGATATTGATAAAATAGATAGTACAACCGTTAAAATACAAACATTAGTAGCACATAACTTAAATAAAGCTGATGAAATTCGTATAATGGAAACAAATACAACGGAAAGTATTGATGGGTTTTATGAAATAACTGAAATAGTTGACGACGATGAATTTAAAATTACTGTTCCAGTTAGTCAATTAATCATACCAGACTCAGTAAATGGCATAATTGGAATGTCAAATAGTTTTAATTTATATGGAGCTGAAGATATTTCAAATATTAGTGCTAATATCTTAAATGGAACTGGCCTTAATGTAAGAGATATCATTGATGAAAATACATTTACATTTTATCTTGTAAATAGTTTTGCAAATGAAACTATGTCTGGAGGAGGTGATAATATCTATATTAGCAGTAATTTACATGGATATTCTGGCGTTCAAACTAATACAAAAGATGGCATTTTAAATAGGTCTATTAATTTAGAAGGCGAAAATTATTGTTTTTTAACATGTCCCCAATTGGATACTATGAAAAATACAGGATCTGTTAAGAATATTTTTGCAAGAATTTCATTAGACCAAGCTCCTGGTTATATATGCTTTAACTATCTAAGTAACCCTAAGGATTTTGATAAAGTTCCATTAAACACACTTGGCGACCTTGAGTTTTCTTGTATTAATTATGACGGAAGTCTTTATGGGTTTAATGACTTAGATTATAGTTTTGTATTAGAAATTATAGAAGTAATTGATGATTCTGAAACATTTAATATTAGCTCTAGGCGCGGTATTAAATATATATAAAATGAAACAAGTAATGACATGTACATATAATTTTAAGCTTTTTTAAGCATTTTTTGTGATTGTATTTTCATTTGTAGAACAGTCTTAAATTTATCAATCATATTTTTTGATACAATCATTTCTTTACCAGTTGTTAAAAATGGATCCATCAAACGTAGTCTATTTTTAATCATATAAAAATTGCCGCTATTAGGATCTATGCCATTAATATTTATTATTTTATTATTATTATATGTAATATAATTTAGAATAATTTTTTCTGTTATTTTATTTATAGATAACTTTATCTTAAGAGATTTTGTAAATAACTTAACTGGATTTACTAGATTTATATAGAATATATACTTTGTATAACCATCAACACGTTCTTTAAAATAAATATTAAATATTTCTGAAATATAACAATTGTCATCCTTGTAAATAGTAACTGTCTTATTAAAATAATTTAAAATAAAATTCTTGAAAATATTTAAATATGGAAATTCTATGTTTGTATTAAAAAGATCGTATTCAGAAAGATCTTCATTATAATCCTTGTCCAAATTATTTGAATTTAATATATTTTCTAGATTATCTGAAACTATATCAAAATCAGTTTCTATTTTATTTTCTGGTACCACGCTGCTATTATAACCAGCAAAATCAACATCTATAAATTGTTGTATATTTTTTTTATTATATATCAAAATTAATATGAAAATTAATATCAAAATTAATGCTATTGAATAATAGTACATATCTATAATATAATTTTAAAATAATTTAATGTAATTTTAATGTAATTTTATAAATTATTTCTTTCATTCATTAATTGTTGTAATCTTTTATCAACATCCTTTGCTTTATCTGATCTATTAACCTGTTCATTTAATTTACCAGCTAGTCCAAAATTAGGGTTTGTAAAGTCTATCATCTGAGACGCATTATTTTGACCCATTTGGCTTGATAAATTAAACTGCTCCCTATTAAAATTATCTTCTACTTTTTTTTTATCTTTATTTTTAGGATCTTCTTCTGATTCTTCAATGCAACCCAGGTCATCATCTGTTAAAAGAATATTGCCATCGTTATTTCTAAAAAATTTGAAATTTTGTTCAGTCGCATCATTTAAATCAGTTGATCCATATTTTGAATACTTGTCCGAAAAAGACTCCATCTCATGTTTATTAAACCCTGATATTCCAACTTTTACAATTTCGCGGGTTTCAAAATCTAACCATTTAAAAGCATCCTTATCAGACAATAAAAGTAATTCGTTATTCTTATTTTTGACTATTATAGTCGGCACTTTTGTTATATTTGTATTTATTTGCTTTTGGATTTTATAAAATGCAACTGGACGCTGTTTTGTCCTTGGATCTATATCTATATTCATTCTGATAAATGAATCAAATAATTTTTTATGCTTTATTAAAAGTTGAAGAAATTGTTTTGAATAGACACAATAATCACTATATATTAAAATCGGCCTATCAAACATTTATAATTTATATATATAATATTTTTTATTTATCAACTTACAATTTTAAATTAAAAGTTATTTTAAAGTTTATAAATAAAAAATATTATATATATAGATTATAATAATGTCTAATATACGTCTCAAGACTATAACAGCAGAGCCTTTTCAAGGACCATTAGTTATACAACAGTCCTATGTTAATATTACTGATTCAAGTGAATCTATTAATGTATTGTCTGGATCAATCGTAACCAACGGTGGAATAGGCATAAATTGCACTTATAATTCTGTTAGTTCAACATCTGGAGGAGCATTGACTATCGGAGGCGGGTTAGCTGTACACAAACAGACATTTTTAGGAAATAATGTTATACTAGATAATAGCTCAAGTATTCTTAGTGTTAATGGCCTAACAAATAATAGATTATTTTTAGATACAGTTATTAATAAAAATTTTTATATAAGCCCCGACGGTATTAATACAAGATTTGATCTTCATGATACAAATCTAAATATAAATATTACAACAGATAGTTCTAATTCTACAACTGGCGCAATAACAGTTACAGGGGGTATATCAATTAGTTGTTCTACAAATAGTGAGAACTCTACAAATGGTGGAGCTTTAACTGTCGCCGGAGGCCTTGCTATAGGCCTTGACGCATATATATCTAATACATTAACCGTCGGAGAAAGTTATAACGGAGAAACTGGTATATTAATAAAATATACAGATAATTCACAATTAGTTTTACAAAATTCATCTGATGTAGAAAGCGCCAATTTTAAAATGAATGGAAATGATTTATTATTATCTGCACCCGATGGTAATTTTTATTTATATACAACAAATGGAAATTTTGAATTCCAAAATGGTAGTACAGGAAATACTCTAGTAACTATAACTGGATCATATAGTTTATTTTCTAAATACGTATTAATATCAGATACTATAGAAAGTCTAAATTCTACAACCGGAAGTTTAATCCTAAATGGCGGGCTGAGCATCGATTGTACAAGCGACTCTATTAGTAGTACATCTGGTAGTGCAATGACGATTGCTGGAGGCGTTGGGATTAGCAAAAAATTATTTACCGGCGACACAATTGGCATTGAAATTGGTAATGGTAATAAAAATAATAAGATAGTTTTTTATCAAGAAAATGAGGATATTACGCAAACTAATTTATTTACTGGAATTGGAACATCTGGAGCAGGAAATAGTATAGGTTCTCTTGTATATCAAGTTCCCAATGAATCGGCTGATCATATATTTTATGCATCATCAAATTCTTTTAATAATAATGAAGTTTTTAGAATTAAGGGCAATAATGAGGTACAGTTTATGGGAAACACACAAAAGTATTCTATCTTAGGAGGTGGTTATGCAGAAAATAGTTTGTCATTGCAAGGTCAAAATAATGAGACAGAAATGTCATTTAATTTGTTTTCTAAGGATGGTGATGCAATAAGTGATGTAAATTTAAAAATAGTTGGATATGGATTGCCAAATTCTGTAGAAAATTCTGAATCTCTTAATATGGGGTGGGATTCATTAAATGAAAAATATTATATATCAATATCTAGTTCCGGAGATGGTCAGCAAAGAGATTTGGTATTTGAAAATGGTATTGATAACCAATTAGAATTATTATCAGACGGGTCGATTAATATAAACTCGTCTAAAAAATCAAGCAATTCTAGTACAGGCGCATTAACTATAAATGGAGGGCTAAGTATCAATTGTACAAGTAATGCCACAGATATTAGTTCAGGCGGCGGGCTAACTGTATATGGAGGCGCAAGTTTTGGTAAAGATGTTTATATAGCTGATACTTTAGTATTAAATGCAGCAGGATCTAATATTTCACTAAATTCTGAAAATGATAATGGATTATTAATTTCAATACCAGATGCCACCGTAGCTTTTTCAGGTAATGACACGGCTGTTACTTATACTTCCAATATAGGACTATATACATTAAATAATAGTACATCTGGAAATTATGAATTACTACAAGTTTATTGTAATGATACATCTGGATCTGGTGTATTTAATATAAATACTGATAGCGGCGAAGATGGAATATTGAGGCCCTTGCAATTATGCGTCGGGGTAGAAAATTCTCAATTGTTTTTATCAACAAATGGAAATGTTGGTATCAATAGTAGTTCTCCTGAATATAATTTACATGTTAATGGTACATTTAATGTTGATCAATTTAGTTATCTTAATGGATTAGAAATTAAAAACAGTTCAACCACGTCACTTGTTGTTAATGGAGGTACAATAATTGAAAAGGATTTACTTACAAATGGTATAGTTTCCTTTGCTAATACAACAGACTCATTGAATTCAACTACAGCAGCACTCCTTTTATCAGGTGGAATGGCTATTAATTGTACAACTGACGCGACCGATATTAGTAATGGAGGAAGTTTAACAATTGCCGGAGGAGCTTCAATAGCAAAAACTTTAATCGTAAATAATATTGAATATTCTAATCCAGAAAATGTAGGAAGTACTTTTGCAAATTTAGTATTAATATCAACTAATCCTTCTTTGAGTGTATCTCATGGGTCATTGATTGTCGCGGGCGGAATAAGCATTCAAACAACATTTAATGCTACAAGTATTACATCTGGCGGAGGATTGACTGTAGCAGGTGGAATAGCATGTGACAGTGATATTTATATTGGAAATAACCAGTATTTATATGGTACAACATCTTATTACTCAAATATGTCTAACAATATATTAAATTTCTATGATCCTTCCAATATTGAACGATTTTCACTTGATTTAAATTCTATTTCAAACAATTTTTCTATTTCTAGATATAATTCTATAGGGTTTGTAGAAAAAACTATCGACATATCAAATATAAATGGCTCTACTACATTTAATAATACAACACCTAGTGTTAATGAAGCAACCGGGTCAATTATCACATTAGGAGGAATAACGATAAATAATACAACAGATGCCGTTTCATTAAATAATGGAGGTGGATTAACTGTATTTGGTGGAACAAGTATATCAAAACAATTATTTGTAGGAGGAGATACTGTATTTTCTAGTACAACTTCAAGTACGAATAGTAGTAATGGAAGTGTGACATTTATGGGCGGGGTTGGTATAGGAGCTGATCTAAATGTAGCTGGTAATACAGTTATATCAGGCAACCTAACTGTAGTAGGAAATACTACTACTATTGAATCCACTAATACAGTCTTAGATGATAATATTTTATTATTGAATTCTGGACCTTCGGGATCCGCGGATGCTGGATTTTTAATTCAAAGATATCAATTTGATAATAATACATCTACAGGCGATACCGTATCAGATATACCATATGAAACTAATATATTACCCAACCAATCTGGTATGACAGCTACCCAAATTAAATTAAGTACTACAGCAAACTCTAATGATGGTTATTATAATGGTTGGTGGATCAAAATAACATCTGGATTTAGCGTAGGCCAAGTAAGAAAAATTGAAGATTATAATGGTCTAACTCGTGTTGCGGTTGTCAGTTCAGAATGGTCTGAACAAAATCCAGCAATAGGAGATTCTGCCTCTTTATATAATAAACCATATGTAGGAATTATTTATAATGAAACTCGTGATCGTTTTGAATTTGGCGCTAGTACAGGGGATCCTGGTCAAACATCTATTCGTATTACTGATAATATTCCTATTTATTTTAGTTCAGCAACCTCTGTATCTACCAGTCCGGCAAGCAATTCAACCACTGGTGGTATAATTACAACCGGTGGCATAGGAGTATCATGTACAGAAGATGCAAGTAGTACAACATCTGGTGGAGCATTAACAGTTGCTGGCGGTGCAAGTATTGAAAAGACATTATATGCTGGCCAAGATATGTATATAAATGGTATAAAGGTAACCCCAAATTTAGGCGATATTCCATCCACTGCCGTTTTTAATGCTTCAAATGGAGTAACTCTACCAGAAGATGTTACTGGATTAAGGTTTGATTCAAGTGTATGGGGGTTTGATTTATATATTTCTATAAGAATACTCGCAGATACTAATATGTATTCAAATTATCATATAAGAGGCGTAAATCAAAATGGATCATGGAAAATTATAAGTTCATATATCGGAGACCAATCTGTTAATTTCACAATTACAACCAGTGGCCAAGTACAATATACAACGCCAAATTATTCAAACTTTACATCTGCTATTTTTAAATACAAAACCGTGACAAATTAAGTTAAAGACAAGATAAAATTTAAGTTAAAGACAAGATAAAATTTAAGTTAAAGATAAAGTGATTTTAAAATTAAGATAACTTTATGTATGAAAAGTAAAGATAAAAATAAAAACGCAGATAATATATTTAAATATATTTCAAGAAATGATCCTTGTTATTATTTGAATAAAACTCTTTTACCCAATTTTTATCCTCATGATTGTTTTTATCAAATGAATGAAAATAAATATTTAGTAAAATATTTTAATAATCATGATTTATATAAATGGGAATTATATGTTTATAATCGTTTAATAAAACATAATATAACTCCTAGTTTTATTGATTATGGAAAATCAGAATATTCAAATATGAGCGCTATCGCAGTAGATATCTCAAATATGATGACATTTAGAGAAGTTTTATGTATATCAAAAGAGGAAGATAAGCGCATTTTAATTAATGAACTTTTTTCATTCATTAATAAATTAAAAAATATAGGTATTCTTCATAACAATCTTACTATTGATAGTATATATATAAAAGAAAATCAATTTTATATGATAGAATTTACTAATATGAAGATAAAGATAAAGAAAAAAGAAAGTAAACAAAAATCAGAGAAGGACCATGATGATAATTCTAATATCGATATATTTTCTTTATATTTGAGCATAGCAAGTGATAATAAAAATAATAATAATATTATAAATTATATTAAGACCAAATGTAAATTTGATAGTCATCATGAATTTATATATAAAATTACCGATTATTATACATAAAGATCTATCAATTCAGAACTTGCGTTTGTCGGTATAACACTATGATTTGAAAGATTATCATATGGTTTTGTATGATTTATATAAATAAATTTAGTACTATTATTGATACCTTTTATTTTTATATTATCAAGATAATAATCGTTTAATTGATAGAGATTTCTATCTAATAATACACCGTATCTTATTATAGCATCATCAATATAATTATACATTTTACCAATTTTTGGCACTGTATATATAATATTTTGTAAATTATTCAAACAATTAACTCTTAATTGGATAGCTATTTCAAACATTTCATAAATATTTTCTGTATATTCACCTTCTGAATCATAAAATACTTCTATTTCATTTCTAATTTTTAATATTTCGTTAGTTCCTTTTAATAATTTATAAAATTCTACAGGATTATAATCGTATAATTTTTTAATACTATATAAGAATTGTATCATATTTGCATCTATATACAAATTATCCAATTTATTTTTTTCTAATAATAATAAACGGTTCTTCTTTGAAATATTTATTTCACCGCTGTTTAATGATATTTTCTTTTTAATATAATCATTCATGATTTCTTGTAACGAATTTAACTTGAACATCGTTTTTTTATTTAAATCATCTAAATCATTTTTAACTGTCTTGACATAAATATTTGAAATATATAACCCAAATGATATTAATAATATTATCATTATTGCTATAGTTGGATTTCCATTATTAATAACCCTAGAAAAAAATACCAATATAACTATAAATAAAATAATTACCTGAAATTTTAAAAAATTAGTATATGAACTATTTGGTTCATTTGTAAACAACTCAATCAAATAATTTATATTAACTGATTCGTTCATTATATTAACAATAGAAAAATAAAATTATATTTAATTTTATTTTAATTAACTCATATCTAAGAATATTTCTTTACTTTTTAGATTTCTTAGATTTCTTAGATTTTTTAGACTTCTTTTTAAGAGACATTTTCTTGACAGACACCTTCTTTACTGACATCTTTTTTGCTGACATCTTCTTTACAGAAGCTTTGTTTACAGAAGCTTTCTTACCACCTTTTTGAGCTTTCTTTACAGAAGCTTTCTTACCGGACATCTTTTTTGCTGACATCTTTTTTGCTGACATCTTCTTTACGGAAGCTTTCTTACCGGACATCTTTTTAGCAGACATCTTTTTAGCAGACATCTTCTTGGCAGACATCTTCTTGGCAGACATCTTCTTGGCAGACATCTTCTTGGCAGACATCTTCTTACCACCCTTTTGTTTTTTAGCAGACATCTTTTTAGCAGACATCTTTTTAGCAGACATCTTCTTGGCAGACATCTTTTTAGCAGACATCTTCTTAGCAGACATCTTTTTAGCAGACATCTTTTTAGCAGACATCTTTTTAGCAGACATCTTTTTAGCAGACACCTTCATAACTTTCTTGGCAGACATCTTTTTAGCAGACACCTTCATAACTTTCTTGGCAGACATTTTCTTGGCAGACACCTTCTTACCACCCTTTTGTTTTTTAGCAGACATCTTTTTAGCAGACATCTTCTTGGCAGACATCTTTTTAGCAGACATCTTTTTAGCAGACATCTTTTTAGCAGACACCTTCATAACTTTCTTGGCAGACATCTTTTTGGCAGACATCTTTTTGGCAGACATCTTTTTGGCAGACATCTTTTTGGCAGACATCTTCTTGGCAGACACCTTCTTACCACCCTTTTGTTTCTTTGCTGACATCTTTTTTGCAGACATCTTTTTTGCTGACATTTTCTTTACTGACATCTTCTTTACAGAAGCTTTGTTTACAGAAGCTTTCTTACCTGATTTCTTCTTAAGTGACATCTTCTTTGTTGATGTATTTTTAGATGACATTTTCTTAGGAGATTTTCTTGTTGTTAATTTCCCAGCACCAGATTGAGAAGTAAACATTTGATTTAGGAATTGTTCGAATGACATTTTTATATATATATACTATTAATAAATAAAATTAATTTTAAGAAATTTTTTAAATAAAAGATAACTAAAAAAAAAACAAATAATATTTTGAATTTATTAATTTATAAAAAGATAAAAAAGTAAAAGATAATTTAAAAATGAATGAAGAACCAACTGATCCGCTAGCTGTAATCAAGGTTACTTTTGAAAAAATACCATTTGAAATGATGTCGTTTTTAAATATTCTATCTTTTATGTTAGTTTCAGTTACTTTATTTATGTATATGTATGTTGGCAATCAAGTTGTTCAAAAGATTCGGCAAACTCGGGAACATAATTATGTTCATCTGACGACGTAAGTAAATTTAATAAAAAAAAAACAATTGTAATTTAATTTAAGAATTACAATTGTTTTTTTTTTTTTATTAAATCTTCAAATTGTAAAAGTTAAATAAAAATGAATATTAAATAAAATAATTATAATTTAATAAAATAAAAAAAACAATAACAAAAAATGCAATATCTATCTCTCAGCCTAGTTCTATCTATCATCCCAGTTCTAACTCAAGCAAATTATATTCTTACACCTAAAGAACATGTTAGCGCGCTTAAATTCTTTGATCTTTCTGTTTTTACAAAGGAACATTATGTAGAACAACTTGCTTCGTTTGGCGACCTTACTGTATATAAGACTTCTGTAAAGAATTATAAACGATTTTCTAGTACTCTAAATGCGTTCTTTGATGTTGAAGAAGATCAAGTAGTTACACTTCCTGAATATACTACTCGATTTGTTGAATCTATGTCAGAATCCATGTCTGAACCAGTACAACCATGGCATTTAGGTCGTATTGTAAATCGAAATCTAAGTTCTAGCGATCAATTCCCTTATACTGCAAGTGGCTCTTGTCATACTAATAAAGATATCGATATTCATACTTATGTAATTGATACTGGTATCGATACATCTCATCCAGAATTTGAAGGGCGCGCTACCTGGCTAGCTAACTTTGCTGACAACCAAGATACAGATTGTAATTCTCACGGAACACACTGTGCAGGCCTAGTAGGATCTAAGACTTATGGGGCATGTAAAGACGCTAAGTTATTTGCTGTAAAGGTTCTTGATTGCCGTGGATCTGGTAGTATGTCAGGTGTTATTGCTGGTGTAGAATTTGCTTTTAAGCGTCATCTAAATGAATCTGCTCGTACAGGTGGAAAAGTACGCAGTATTGCCTCGATGTCCCTAGGTGGTGGATTTTCTAGAGCTCTTAACCTAGCTGTACAAAATTGTGTAAAAAATAGTAATACATTTTATTTCACCGTTGCCGCTGGAAATGAAAATGCAGATGCTTGTAAGACTAGTCCCGCAAGTGTT